GCTTATCGAATCCTAGACTAACTCTATGAGAAACATCAACGTCCCAAAAATGAAGGTGTTCGTTCGCAACGATGCCTTTGGGGGAAGCGCGGACACCTTTGAGCCAGCTTGGCTTGTCAGCGTCCGTGCGCTCCGTCATCGCCCCCTTTGTTGGCAAGTGTGGGTGCCGCGTTTCGCTGCGTGTTACGACAAAGTGCCCCCGCATTGTCTTTACTGGTACGAACCCGAAACCACTGAGCACAAACCCCTAGAACTTCACCAAGTCCAGATGTGGGAATGCCTGTCCGGCAGCATCGAGCTTTGGCGCAAAGACCAGCTTACCGATGTTCCCATCCTTGTGAACCTTGGCAAAGGCCAGCGCATTGGAGGCCACTATCTGTTCACCATCGACTACATCCCCGAGAATCAACATCTTGGATCCCTTGACATGGCCGATGCCGACCTGCTCGACGAGCACAAGGAAGGCAACGTCATCCGTCTCAGTAATGGGCAGATCGCCGTCTATCCAAACAACCGCCTCAAATGGCTGCCTGTGAGCTTGACTCCAAAGGATGCAGCGTCAGCAATCCCTGACTGGGATGCCGCAAGCAATTCCCAATGGGATGAGTGGTGGCACGACAGCGACGAAGTGCTTGGCGATTCCAAGTGGGCATACTAATTCAACAAACTCATGCGAACGCCTCTCAAAAACTATCCAGAAGCCGAGCAGATCATCCGTATTCGCCGCGCCTTGGCCCTGCGGAAAGACGGCTGGGCCATCTCTCAAATCGAACGCCGTCTTGGGCATGAATGGAAAGCCATCTTGGTCTGGGCGGAAAAACTGAACCTCATCAAATGCCCACGCCGACTTGCGCCGCCCCCGACTCAGCCGAACTCCACCGCCAGAAAGTTGGAACCGAAACACTCCCATGACTCCCCGCCCCTACCAGATCGAAGCCTGTGAACGCCATGCGGCAAATTTGCTGCGTTTTGGCGTGACCGTGGATGGTTCCGACACCGGGACCGGGAAGACGTTTGTCGCGGCCTTCACCGCCAAGAAGCTCAACTGGCCCGTTGCCGTGGTCTGCCCCAAGTCGGTGATCCCTTCTTGGAGGGAGACGCTGGCCGTTCTTGGCGTCGAGGTTCTCTTTGTCGAGAACATCGAGCGCATCCGGTGGGACCAGAAGCATGCCCGCAAGACCAAGTCGGGATGGGAATGGGCATTGCCCAAGCGCTGCCTGCTCATCTTCGATGAGTGCCATCGTGCGGCAGGGGCCGAAAGTCAGCAGGCCATGCTGCTCAAGGCCGCGCCCAAACCGCTCATGCTGATCTCCGCAACACTGGCGGACTCCCCGCTCAAGATGCGGGCCGTCGGTCACCAGTTGGGCATTGTCCATTGGGATGACTGGTACCGTTGGTGCTTCACCCAAGGCTGCCGCAAAAACCTGCCCTTTCAGGGACTCAAGTTTGTTGGCGATGAAAGCGTTCTGCTGGATCTCCACACCAAGGTCTTTGGCGAGAAGGGTGTCCGCATCCGGGTCAAAGATCTCGGAGACGCCTTTCCTGAGAACCAGATATTCACCATCCCCGTTCCGGTGGACGAGAACGCCGCACTCGACCAAGAATACTACTCCGCATTGGAAATGCTGGAGCAGGATGCCAAGTCCGCCGGGGAGATGCTTCTCCGCGCACGCCAGAAATCGGAGCACCTCAAGATACCCGCCGTCATCGAGATGATCGACGATGCCTTGAGCCAAGGGACCAGCGTTGCGGTGTTCATGAACTTCACCAACACCCTCGACGAATTGCGGCTGGCCTTCCCGGACGCCGGAACCATTTACGGTGGGCAGACCGCCGACGAGCGCGAGGAGGACATTCGCAGGTTCCAATCCAACGAATGCCGCGTCATTCTGGCAATGGTGCAGGCCGGGGGCGTTGGCGTGTCGTTGCACGATTTGCATGGCGGACATCCCCGGATGTCGCTGATATTTCCTACTTGGAGCGCTGTGGAAATGCGACAGGCGCTTGGCCGCATTCATCGCAACGGGGGCCGGACTCCTTGTGTCCAGAAAATCCTGTTTGCCGACGGAACCGTCGAAGAACGGGTGCGTAGAAAAGTCGATAAAAAACTAGACAACATTGATCTTATTAACGATGGAGATTTGATCTTTAGTGAACCATGAGACCCCAGCAACATTCGGAACGCGCCCACGCAAAACGCAGCCCCTCTTCCCTCGGCAACTACGCCGTCTGCCCTCACTATGCCCCGGACAACGACCGTCCGCTCCATCCCGTGACCGTGGAAGGGACCGCCATCCACGAAGCCATTGAGAAGAGGGATGTCAGCGGGCTGTCGGCGGACGCCAAGCAGATTGCCCTCGTCGGCATCACCTATTGGGACATGCTGCTCGCCGCCCGCAAGAACTGGCGGCAATACGTCGAAATCCGCATCGACATTCCCCACATGGGTTTCGGCCATGCCGACCTTGTGTTGATCTCTCCTGATGAAACGCAGGGAGTCTTGGTGGACTGGAAGACCGGATACAACAGTCAGGCCGCGGTGGAGAACAACATCCAGCAGCGGGCCTACGCTTCCGGCCTGTTCCGGCGATTCCCCAAACTGCAAACACTTGAGATTCACGTCGTCTATGTGCGCTTGATGGAGGCGGACGTAAGCAGCCTTGCCCGTGAGGACGGCAATCAGGTCGAACTGGAACTCATCGCCATCGACCGCAAGGCCGAGGAGGCGGAGCAGGGGACCATCTCCGCCCACAATCCCGACCCTGCCGTCTGCACCTATTGCGTCAAGGCGGGTGGCTGCCCTGCCCTTTCCAAGATCGCCCTGCCCGTGGCCCAAGCCTATGCCAAGGCCCGCCCAGAGGCTCTCACCGTCCCGGAGGCATACGATCCGGCGCTCATCACCGACCCCTCCACAATGTCCAAGGCGATGGTCGTCGCCGACATCATGGAGCGTTGGGCAGGCAGCGTCCGCAAGCACGCTCTGGATCTCCGGCTGGTATCGGGAGCGGAGATTCCCGGCTACGCTTTGGTCACCCGGAAAGGCTCGACCTCGGTCATTGACCCGCAACTCGTCTATTCTTTGGCCGAGCAGGCCGGGCTTGGCCATGCCGCCATCATGGGGGCCGTGGACATGTCGGTGCCGAAACTGCTGGACGCCATCCGCGATACCGCCCCCAAGGGACGGAAGAAGCACGTTGCCCAAGAGTTCGAGGACACCCTTCGTGATTCCGGGGCTGTGATGACCTCCCAAGAAAGCTACCATCTTCGCAAATCTCGCTCCCCCGCCGCATGACTGAACTCATCTACCCGCATTCCGAAGGGGAGGAGACCTACCCGATTTACGAACTGCCCAATTTCCTGACCTCACAGGAGATTGAGTTCTTCGTCGAGCACGTCGGCCGGATCGGTCTGCGTCAGGCGATTCGGGACGACATGGAGATCGCGGCATTCATCGAGGGCAAACTGCGTCAGTTTGATTTCCCGGATGCCGCGACGTTTTTGGGATGCGCCAAGGAGATCACCGTGTCGAGGCATGTGGCTCCGTTCCATATCAGCCCCCATAAGGATGACCGGAAGGACGATGGCAGCCGCCTGAACCTCAAGAAGCTCATCGTCTATCTCGACCAAGACGAGGAGAACCCGGACAGCGGCGGGACCGTCTTCTTGGACAAGCACAAGAAGCCTGTGGCCACCGTGAGGCGCGAGAGGGGAAAGGCGGCGATCTTCGACATCCGGCAGCTTCACAAGGGGCAAGACCTTGTGAAAGGCATCAAACACCTCATCGGAGCGCGGCTCCTTTACACGTGAATTATGAGCAGACCCCTCGCACCCAAAGGCGGCAACGACCGCGTTTACACTCCTCCTGAGCTGGCGAAGGCCATTGTCAGGCACTTCAATCCATCTGGGATGCTTCTGGACCCCTGTCGCGGCAAGGGAGCTTTCTATGAAGCCCTGCTGCCCTACGCATCAAACGGTTTCGTGGAGTTTTACGAACTCGACGAGGGGACTGACTTTCTGGACTCAAGACAAGAGCCTGTCTGCTGGACCATCACCAACCCTCCGTGGTCGAAGTTTCGAGCCTTCCTCAAGAAGTCCATGGAAGTCTCCAGCAACGTGGTGTTCCTCTGCTTGGTCAACGCCTTCTTCATGAAGGCCCGCCGCCGCGACATGCAGGAGGAAGGGTTCGGGATCAAGGAGATCCTTTTTGTCCCGACACCTCCGGCACCGTGGCCGCAAACGGGGTTCGCCCTCGGGGCGGTCCATATCCAGCGCGGCTATTCATCCGACGTGAAGCTCAGCCAATTAAATATGTGAGAAAAGATTTGCGTATTGTTGCTGACTCTTTATGGGACCCCTGTTCGCAAACCACGCGACATTAAAACACAAACCAACATCCAATACACTATGGCTAAAATTGCTATCAACCCTGCGGCCCAAGCTTCCACCATCCAGACGGACGCCCCGGCTTCTCAGGAACTTGCGACAGTCGCGATCCCCGGACAGTTCGAGGGAGAGTTCACCTCCCGCGACTTCGCCATCCCCGGTCTGGTCATCTGCCAGAAGTCCGGCAAACTGATGGACGACAACCCCTCATGGCTTGGTCACTTGATTTACGACAAGTGCCTCGATCTAGGCCCCAGCGCCAAAGTGGTGTTCTTCCGCGTGAAACGCTATTTCATCGAGGACATGCCATTCGGCAGCGACACCGTTCCACGCAAGTTCGAAACGGTTGCCGAGGCGCGTGACGCTGGTGTGGACGTGGCGGACATCGCGGAACTGGACTGCCTCGTCCAAGTCCCGGCAGACTTTGACGGCGGCGAGGACATTGACGGTGCGAGCTATGCTCCGGCCCGCTACACGGTCCGCAGCACGGCTTTCCGGGCGACTGTTCCGATTCTCCGCAAGGACGTGAGCCTCCGCCTGAAAGGCGATCTCACCGCCGGTCTCTACGGCCTCTCGGCGGTCAAGAAAACCTACGGGCCGAACTCTTGGTTCGCCCCGCAGCTTTCGGCAGCCGGAAGCACCCCGGAAGCGGTTCACCGCTACATCCGGGAGAAGCTGGCCTGATCAACTCCCCATTGGGCCGCTCCTTCTATCCGGGGGAGGGGCCCTTTACCAAACCCCCCCCCCCCCCCCATCCTAACACCCCTCTATCCTATGGTTATCTCGCCCCCCAAGTCTTTTGGCAAACTCCCGAATCCCCGCCGCGACTTCAAGCGTACGGGCCGCCCTCGCTCCCAGCTTTTCAAGGCTTTGCAGACTCTCAAGGTCAAGCAGTTCATCGAGGTCAGCCTTGTCACCGGCCAGAAGCCGTCCCTCGCCACCCTTCGCGCAAGCCTCCCGCGCTGGCAGAAACAGCTTGGCTACGAGTTCAGCTACCGGACCAACGACAACGGCACCGTCTTCCAGATCTTCCGGGTGAGATGATTGCCATTGACACAGAAGCAACCTACTCCAAGGACCGGTCTATCGGCCCCCTTGGAGTCCACGGCTACGTCTCTCACCCGGAGACAGACCATTTCATGTGCTCCATCTACGATGGAGATACTGGACTGGCTTTTGTCGGGCACCCCAAGGATGCCCCTTGGGAGGAGATTCGTGGGCAGGAGGTTTGCGCCCACAACTACGCGTATGACCGGGCAGTCCTCCGGGAATACGAGAGGCGCGGCCTCATCCCGTTCTCCCTTGAAGAGCGCGGATTTTGCACGTCGAATCTTGTGTCCTACCTGCAATCTCCGCGCTCCTTGCTGGACTCCTGCCGGGAACTCCTCGGCATCAGTCTGGACAAGACCACTCGGGACAAGTTCAAGGGCAAGGATTACCACACTCTCCCGAACGAGGTGAAAGAGGAGATCGCACGATATGCCCTCGGCGACGCCAAGGCGTGCTGGTTGCTCTGGAAAAAGTTTGCTCACCTGATGCCGGAGCACGAACAGTGGCTTTCCCGGCACACCATTATGATGGGGGACCGAGGAATCGCCGTCGATTCCAAGGCCGTGGAGGAGGGCATCGACTCCCTCAAGACAAAACTCTGGGAGATCGAAAAGGAGATCCCTTGGGCCAAAGCCCATCCGGTGACCTCGCCGATCCAGTTGAAGAACGCTTGTCGGGCCGCCGGGATTCCTGTTCCGGACTCCACGGCGACAAAGGACGAGATGTTCCAAGCGTGGTCGGAGCAGTATTCTGCCAGCGTGCCGTTCGTCGCCGCCGTCCAGCGTTACCGGTCGGTCAACCGCGCACTCAAAGTCTTGGAAGCCATCCAGACCCGCACCCACGGCGGCCGCGTGCGTTACGGCCTGAAGTATTTTGGAGCCAACCACACCGGGCGCTGGAGCGGAGATTCGGGGCTGAACTGCCAGAACCTCCCACGCGACCCCCTTGAGGGCGTCAACATTCGCGAGTGCTTCGTGGCTTCGGAAGGGCACAAGCTGTTCATTGCCGACTACTCCCAGATCGAAGCTCGCGTTTCACTTTGGCTGTGCGGAGACCATGGGCAGCTTGAGTTGGTCCGCAATGGCATGTGCGTCTATGAAGCGCACGCCCGCAAGACGATGGGCTACGATCTGCCCATTCCGCTCAAGCAGGCGGCGAAGGATGATAAATCATACTATGATTTAAGACAGTATGCAAAAGCACGGACCCTTGGTCTAGGTTTCGGCTTAGGAGCCTCTAGGTTCCAATCTTATGCCAAGACTATCGCCGGACTCGATCTGACGGCGGAAGAGTCTGAGCAGACCGTTGCACAGTTCCGCTCGTCGAACCCCAAGGTCGTCGGAATGTGGAACAACCTTGGGCGCGGCCTTTCCGTGGCCAGCCGGGAGGCATCCCGCACCTTTGAACTGGAACTCCCTTCCGGCAGGACGATCCACTATTGGGATGTCGTTCAGACCCGCGACGGGATGTTTGCTCGCCGGGAGCGAGGGGGTGAGCGGGTGAAGATGTTTGGCGGAAAGCTCTTTGAGAATCTTGTGCAGGCCACCGCCCGTGAAGTCTTTGCCCTAGCCATCCAGCGCATCGAGCAGGCGGGCGTCCCCGTAATCATGCACACGCACGACGAAATTATTTGCGAAATCCCCGAAGACATGGATGGAGCTGCCGTCATCCCGCCGTTGATGGTTGAAACCCCACCATGGGCTGCCGGTCTCCCCATCGGCGTCGAGCACATGACCAGCAAACGCTATGAGAAGTGAGGAAGAAATCGTTTCCACCGCCGCGCAAGTCCTTGACGTTTTGGAGCGGCTCATCTCTTTTCTGGAGAAGCTCGACACGGAGCACAACGACTTCGAAGAAGGAGAGGTTGACGAGTTCCTCGACGACATCGGGCGTTCCCGCCTGCTTCTCCGTCGTCTCCTGTAAGCCCCCTCCGACCCACCTCCCCCTTTCCCCATGTTCAAATCTTTAAGAAATCTTTCTGCCGCCTCCGTCGAGGACTTTGCCCTGCCTCCGGCAACACCGCTCACCCGGCCAGAGTTCGAGACCAAAGACGCGTTTCGTCGTTGGTGCCTCCAGCCCGACACGAATCACACATTCGTCTCGGCGATGTCCGGGCTGGCAGATGCCCAACGGGTTTCGCAAACCAACCAGCCGCTCCGCATGCACGGCTACATTGCCGACTTCGATACCAAGTTCACGGGGGACCCGTTGGATCAGATCGTGGCAAACACCGATCCGGAGTTTCGCCCACGCTGGATTTCCCGAACCTTTTCGGGCGGCGTGCGGGCGTGGTATGTTTTCGAGGCCCCCATTCTGTTCCACGACGACAAGGTCGGAGTGAAGTTCACCGAACGCGTGATCCGCAACCTCGGCGTTCGTGCGCTTTTCCCCGGCTTCGACACGCAGGCGACAAAGCAGTATTGGCAGTACTTCGAGGCTGGTATTGACTGGGCGGAAGTGCCGGACTCCGGGCCGATCCCCCTGATCCATCTTGAGGGATGGATGTCCGAGGCCATTCTGCTTTCCGCCCGGAACGCCAAGCGTGGGCGTATCACAGTGCCTTTCGACAAGGTCAAGGAGGCGCTCATCGCACGCTATCCGGGAGTGTGGCCGGGAGGGTGGGACAACTTCGTCATCGGTGCGCGTGGCAACCGCTTCTGGGACAGCGGCAACGCGCAGTCCTGCATTGTCCGCGAAGACGGAATCACCTGCTTCACAGGGGACAAAGGGTTCGTGTCGTGGGGCGAACTGCTGGGTCGCGACTGGGAGCAGCGCAACACGGACGAGGTGGTCGGGGCGGCCATCGAGAACATCTACTTTGAATGCACCGCCAACAAGTACTGGCGCAAGGTGCCGAACATTGGATGGCAGCCCTTACAGAAGGAGGACCTCAAACTCCACTTCCGGGTCTCGGGCATCTCTGACGAGCGTGCCCGCGGCGAGACACTCTCCCCGGTGGACCGTCTGATTCACCAAGTCCAAGTCACGCACTCTGTGGCCGGAACCTTTCCGTTCCACTACAAGCAGGCCGATGTGGTCTATGTGAACAGCCAGCCGTTCCTCAATACCTCACGCGCTGTCTTGGCCCAGCCAGACGGAACCGTGAGCGGCAGATGGGGGGATGGGTTCCCAAAACTCGCCTCCTACTTTGAGGGACTGTATGACCGGGAGGACAACCCGGAGCAGTTCGCGCACGCCATGGGATCTCTCATGCACTTTTACCAGACGGCGTATGCGGGCGACGTTCAACGTGGCCGCGTCCAGATGCACGCCGGACCTCCGGGAGCGGGCAAGACCTACCTGCTCATGGTGAAGGGTCACATTTTCGGTGCTGTGGAGGACGCCGCTCGCTATTTGTTCGGACAGGACAGCTTCAATGGGACGCTTTGCCACGCTCCTCTTTGGGGCGTGGACGACCCCGTATCTGCCTCGGACACCAAACTCGGCATGGTGTTCTCGCAAATGCTCAAGGCGGTCGCGGCCTGTGACAACATTCCGGTTCGCGGCATGTATCGTGAAGTCCAACGCCTGCCTTGGCTTGGCCGCGTGATCGTCAACATGAACGACGACCCGGAATCCATTCGGATGCTGCCCTCCACGGAGATCAACCTCATGGACAAGGTGGACCTCTACGCCATCCAGAAACCCTTTTCTGGCAAGTTTCCGACCAACGCGGAAATCCAGTCCGAAATCCCGGCGTTCTGCACCTTCCTTTTGGAAGGGCGGCCATGGCTGGAGGAGATCGTCCCAAACTTGTTCAGCGATCCCCGTTGGGGCACCCGCAGGTATCATCACCCACGGCTGGTTTCCATTGCTCAAGGAGCGCAGACCTCGACTGCCGTCGAAGAGCTGATCCGGCTCTGGCGCAAGATGTGGTTTTCCGTTTCCGACAGCCCCGTCTGGACAGGAAACCCGACCGAGCTTCTGGATGCCATCAGCCAGATGGAATCGCTGCGTGACATCTACCGCACGGTAGTCCACAGTCCGCAGGCGCTTGGCCGTGCCCTTGCCCAGCTCTGCAACCGGGAATCGCCTCCGACGTGGCTGCGTTCCCTGAACAACTCCCAGCGGGAGTATTCCATCTACAAAGATGATTTCGGTGCCACGTTCGATGCCGACCCCTACTGATTATGTCCCGTATCTCCGCAGTCCTTGCCACCACCCCGGAAGGGCTTGTGCCTCGACGTGGGCCGAAGCCAAAGTACCCGATTCTTGAACTGGAAGTCGGGCAGTCCTTTCTCGCCTCCAAAGACCTGCGGGCCACTCTGGCCGTGTTGGCCTCCTATCATGGGAGGCGCACAGGTCGCCAGTTCCGTGTCGTCACCATGACCTCGGTTGCCGACACGGTTGTCTTTTACCGGGAAGCCTGACTTCCGCGTTGACATCCCCTATCCCGCGTCTCACTAGTGGACACTATGACTTCAAACTCTATTAAATCTCGACTCCGCAAGCTAGGGCTTGAAGGAGTCAATAAGCCCAAGCGGACCCCCGGCCACCCGACCAAGTCCCATGTTGTCGTTGCCAAAGAGGGCACCCAAGTAAAGACCATCCGCTTCGGCCAGCAAGGGGTCTCCGGGTCCCCCAAGAAAGAGGGAGAGTCTGCCGCCTACCGCAAACGCCGAGAGTCCTTCAAGGCGAGACACGCCGACAACATCGCCAAAGGGAAGATGTCCGCCGCCTACTGGGCGAACAAAGTGAAATGGTAGGACTTGTGCCGTCCAACGCCCAAACGTTATTGGCTCGCATGGAAAAGGAGGTGGCAGCGTGAAATACACCGTCACAGTCGAAATGGGGACGCCCTTGTGGTCGCAAGCGGGCTACACCTTTGAGCTTGGCCGTTATCGTTGGCTTTGGCTTGCGAAACTCGCGGCATGGTGGCACGTCCAGAAATGGCCCCATCGTGAAGCGACGATTACGCTTTCTGAGCAGGGGAACGCTGCGGATGAGCTACAGCCCCCCGCCGAATAACCCACAGTGAACGATATGCAAAACGACTCGAAACAAACTGAGAGCGCGGGAGCTGTTAGCTCCACTCGCTTGTTCGGCGTATGGGTGGACGCTTCAAAAGAACTCCCACCAGAAGGTGAATACGTCCTGATACACCTGACTAAAGACAACTGGGGCGACTCCACTGACCCAAAGGGTGTGTATTTCAAGGTGGCAAAACTGGAGCGCGGAATCAGCATGGCCGACCGTGAGAAGATGAAAGCGGGAGAACTGCCAGACCCGGACTCACATGGCTGGATAATGCCAAACGACAGGCCGCAACTCGTGACGAGCAAGCGTAGCTCGACCTTCACCGGAGCGGATGAACACGCCAACAACCTGCGCCCCTACCAGTGGGTGAGCTTCGGGCCGGGAAACTACTTCGGGCAGGAAGTGGACTGCTGGATGCGGATACCGCCGCTGAACGACCAGCATCAGGCGACGGCGAGCACAGAACACCGCAAACACTAACAGTAACCTTCGAGCCGTTGCCACCAGCGCATGGTTCAGCCCGAACGATCCAAGACTATGAGCCAGAAACCGACGACCGCAGAGGAATGGTGGACACAGCACGCGGCTTTGCTCGCGGAGAAAATGAAGATTGGAGGCGTTGATAGCTTCAAGATCCAACGCACGCCAAAAGGCACGTTCGAGTTTGAAGTAACTCCAACGCACTTCCACGACTGCACAGGAACAACCAACGGAGTCGGCAAAATCACCGCTCCGCAACGCCTTGGCTGAACGACAAAATCCACCCGCATGATGGGCGCAAATAGACATCCACTTTCACACAAGACATTGCCGCCCATCATGTTGGGTGCGATGCCTTGTCCAGCTTTGACCGCAGCAGGGGACGCTCTGCCGATGGCTTTCGGGCCGGAACTGCGGGCAGGAGTGGCAGGCGTAAACCCACCCCGCTACCTCTCGGCGTAACAACAGCGGAGGATAATTTCGACCATGAAAACACAAGTAATGCTAGATCTTGAAAATGGCGACAGGGCAACGATTCGCAAGGCGCTGGCAATCGTGAACAGTTCACAGAACGATTGAGATCAGCCACGAGCCTTAGCGAGTTGGACTGCATCTCATTGTTCTCTAACGTTGGTGAAAAATTTTCAAATAGGACTTGCACTGTGTAGCTTTATGCTACACAATAAAAACATGGCTCATCAACTCACTAACGGCAATTACAGGCACAAAGGAGTCACCATCCGGCGCAAGGAGTGGGCGTCTAGCTCTGGCTGGTCTTATTCTTGGATCGTCTTTGGTCGTTCGTTCGACTCGCTGAAAAGCGCAGTGCGAGCCATTGAGGAAGCCAATCAACCACGCATCCCATGACCGCCACCGAATACAAAGCCACCCGTGAGCACCTTGGCACACAGGCCGAGGTTGCTGCCATGCTGGGCGTGAATCGCGTGACCGTGGCGAAGCGGGAAAACGGCACCATGACCATCACCAACGAGGCCGTCCTAGCAATTCAATCGCTCCGCAGGCCGAGAGGTAAACGCAAGTCAGAGAACACTCAGGATCAGACACGCGAGGAATAAAATATGAGTAACACACAAGACGATCTACGAGCGTTGTCTGCATCCGGCTTGTTCGGCTTCTGTCGAGACTGCAAACATTGGATGCCGACGGCGAGAACGCTAGAAAGCCTAGCGGAATACCCGCAGGATAAGCACCCCGACGACGGCTGGCTAACGGCAGTATGCAAGCGCATCAAATACGGCGTCGAGATAACTGCATCGGGCGGGTGGAATGGTGCATCGGTGGATTCAGTCGAAACTGACGCAAACTTTGGATGCCGCTTCTTTGAGCCGAACGACTCAAGCTCTGCCATTGGCGGGGCAAACCAGCATTAAATCATGGAACAGACTATCACCCCGCCAATTGGCCAGCAGCGCATAGTTAGCCCATTGCGCCACGGAACAGAAGAAGAACACAGAGCTACCCTCAAGCGAGCAAAAGCCGCTGGCGTTTCCTACGTCTGGTCGGGAGATGTCCGCAGAAACCAATATCTCGCGGAGAATATGCGCTTTGCTCAAGAATCCGGCATACTCTTGGCTGAATGGGTAGAGTCTGCTCAAGAAAGCGGATGGAAACTCAAATGGGCTAACAGCGATTATCCACACCAAAAGGGTGGGTAACACCGGCCAAACCACACCAGTACTGCATTAACCGCATGAACTCTGAAACATTCTGGTTGTCTTTTATCCTCTTTGCTATCTTTGTGGTGAAGCTCCTTACCGAAATCGGAAAATCCAACCTGCAACTCCCATGACCACCTATACCACCCGCCCCATCAACACCCAGCAACACCCGGCCGATGTCCTGTCTGACGTTCTTGCCGCGGCAAACGAAGCCGCCCGCAATTACGGGCTGCCATTGAGTTTCGGGCTTTCGTCCGACCCTCTCATCATCCGGGAAGGCGAGCCGACCCCTCCTCCTGTCATCCGATTTGTCTGCCACCTTGACCTCGAAGCAGACCTGAATGAGGAGCTTCCGACACGGACGTGCAATGCTGGTGACGGGGCGTGTGAGTCATGTTCTTGACTTTGGGAAGTTCAACCACGCAAATTGGTTGACAAAAGAGGCAGTCTCGTATATACACCCATCTCGATGTCAGGCTTCTGTCTGCATTGGTTTCGTGTGTTCACGTCCCCGACTGGAGAGTGGGGGCTGGTCAAAAGCCAGCATTTTTGACGACTTGACTTGGCAGGCGCAACTTTCCAGCCCAAGACCTCCTCCGGCCCATCAATGGGTCGGAGGAGTTTTAATTTACGGACACAAAACTGTTGCCAACAAAACTAAACCGGGCGATCACCATGGACCATGAACCATGAAACCATCACCGTACGAGGCCGCGAGTTCCCGCTCTACAAGGAAGCATCCACTGGATACTGGCGCATCCGCAAGCGCACCCGAGACGTGTCGATCGACAAGTCCACCCGCATCTCTGATCTGGCGGAGGCCCGTAAATGGGCAAGGGTGTTCCTTGAGCGGGCATTGAACGACAGCTACCGCCTTGCCACCGGCGGGCACACACTTGAAGAAGTCGCGGCGGCCTATCTGTCTTTCCCCAAGGCGACCCGAGAGTATGTCGCCGAAGCCAACGTGGCCCGTCTGAGGACAGTCGTCCGGGATGCCATCGGCAAAGAGCTGTGCGAGGTGCGCGTCAAAGACCTCGGACCACGTCTTTGGGAGCAATACGCTGCCGTGCGTCATGGCGGGAAGCTCGACCTGTCCACCCCACGCCGGGAGAACATTGGCATCATGTCGGCGCTCCGTAGCGCGGCCAGCGTGTTCGCCCGCACGCTTGACCGTCGCTATCGGGAGGCGGGAATCTTTCTCGACTTTGCCAACATGCGGGAATTGCCGTTTCTGCCCGTCCTGCAAGCCGTCAAGCAGGCGATCTCTCCCGCCACAGTTCAACGCCTGCTGGCGGCGTGGCGCGAACTCAAGCAGGAGAACCCGATGCTCTACACGACGGTTGGGCTGGCCTTGCACGCCGGGCTTCGCTCGTCGGAAATCGCAGCCGCCCGGAGGAACTGGGTCGAGACTGATGGCAGCGCCGTCCGCGTTGTTCTGCGGGACCGACCAGAAGAAGGTTTCCGCACCAAGGGCAAGGTGGACAGCTCCGCGTGGATCAGTGGCTTGGTCCTCGACATCGAGTTTGCCGCGCACCTTCTGGCGATGCCTGACGGCCTGTTGGTGCCGGTCCAAGGCAGCAAGGCTTGGTTCTTCAAGACGCTGGCAAACCAGTGGGTACGCCAGTTCATCCCGCGGGAAGTGGACGGGAAAGGGCTGCATCGTTTGCGTGGACTCTATGGAGACGCGGTGAAGTCCCGCTTCGAGGCTCAAATTCTGGCCCGGACAGCGTCTATCGACGCGGCACGCCTTGCCTTGGGTCACACATCCCCAGCCATCACTCTGCGGCACTATCTGACGCCTGACGCTGCCAGCACCATTCTGGGTACTCCAGCTTAGACCGGATTTCGGCGCTTTTGATGACCTCCATCGGAAGATGGATCTTGGCACGCAGCACGCACCCGCATACCGAGCAGGAGTCCAGCGAGGCGTCTCGGGATGTCGAGCGGCCCGCCAAGAATTTGGTCACCGTTGCCAGAATACCTCCACAGCCCCAGCATCCGACAACTTCTCGATTCATCGGGCAGGTGGAGCAGACGGCGGCGCGACGCTCGGCTTCCGCTTTAGGGACAAACTTCCCTTTGAAATTGGCCAGCGTGCCCATGAATCTCCGCAAGTCCGCGACCGTCAGCCTGCGCTGAGTCAGGTCAACGGGCCTGTCGGAGCACGGGACTTCTGAGTTCTGGCGGCAGAGATCATCTTGAAAACGCTCCTCCCAGCCTTCGGCCAGATCGTATTGCATGGCGCGTCGGTGCTGCTGGACTTGATCGACGATACCCCAGTAGGAAAGCCCGTGGAAAACCGCGCCGGATTCCGGCTGGACGTATCTCCACTGATTCGGAGTTCCGATTCGCTTGTTGGTCACTTTCATTTCAGTCGGTATCTGGTTTTGGCGGCTTTGGTTGCGTCGGAGGCGATGTCCCCCATGGCGCGGGTAAGCTCGGTGTCATCGAGCCGCGTCAACCGGCCCAACGACCGGCTCATCAGGCGCTTCACTTCCTTGCCCCGGTAGGTGACATAGTCAATCCACTGGTCGTCGGATAGAAGCCCGTTGCGAGCCTCGATTGCCCCGCGTTGGGGAAGTCCCGGACCTGTTCCGCGCTCCATGATGAACTCATAAATCCGGGCGTCCGGCGGGTTCGGGGGCGTCGTGATGGCCAGCGGCAGAAGCCCGGTCAGATACAGGCGGTTTCCGATGGTGGCCAGCGCGTCTCCGGGAGGGAAACCTCGCGGGTCTCCGAGGGCGTTCACGTCACGGCGGGTGAGCAGAGACCGGGCGATCGGCAAGTTCGACCAGATGGCTCCCATGCGTCCGCGATTCTGATCGGGTCCGACAAACAGGCGTTCGACGGAAGCGATGAGTCCGCTGAATGGGATCACCGGGTTGGCTTTGTAGAGCAGGCTGCCGAGCATGTTGGTGTCCGGCCCTTGGCCCGCCACGAAGCCGAGAGTGGACTTGGCTCCGAGGAAGGTGGCTTGCTCATGGAAGCCGGACATCACAGCACCGAGGTACTCACCCATGGATGAGGCATTGAGCGGATGGCCCAGCTTGCGGTTCAGACGCATGTCATCGACGGCTCCGGCGAGGATCATGTTCATCTTCCAAGGCTCAAGAATACCTCTGGCCCATGACATCGTGGCTCGCTTGCCTGCGACGTTGAGTTCCAAAGAGCCTTGGTGGTGGCCTTGCTTGATCCAAGCATCGCGCTCTGTCTTGTTGGTTGGGCCAGCAAGCGTGACCTTGAAGACCGGCTCATCATCGTCGCCGGACATCGTTTGGAGAAGCATGACCACGGCCAGCGAAGTGGACCCGACAATGGCCTCGATCAATCTTTGGCGAAGCTGGAGGTCAGTGCCCGCCGACTGGCGGTAGAACTCGACATCCGACTTGATACCAAACGCTTCCTTCTTGCCCGCGAACCGCTTGGCTAAAGCGTATCGGAGCAGGCCGTATGGAGTCAGCCATGCCCCACGGTTGAGCAAATTGACCGGCACCCCGAAGTAGCCGATGAGCACACGACCAAGGATCGGATTTCGACGCAGGACGGAGTTGCCGACAAGCCGGACCAAGTTGGCGAAGGTGTTGAGCACGTCCGCAATCGGAGCGTCTTCGCCACGATGGTTGCCCGTTTCGTATTCGGACTCCTTGGTTGCAAAGTCTTGAAGCTCTTTGTCGATCCTCTTCTGGGTATCCTTGTCCGAAGACACCAGCTCGGCCACATGGCGGCTAAGCTGGTGGCGGGCAAGGTCCTTCATGCGGATTGGCACCGAAAGATACTGCGTGCGAAGCTCCTTGAGCGCCTCCTTCACGCGGCGTTGCGGAGACCACTCAGGAACACGCAAAGCGCGAAGGGTTCCGCGGATGTCTTGGTCGAGCTGTTGCAGCGAAGCGTCCTTGGGGTCGATGCTCGGGTCAGGATTGCCGATGAGGTTGTCCAGCTCTGCGGTGGCCGTCGCGTCGTCTTTTCCGATCAGCGATTTCACGCGCTCGGTCATGGACGCGATCAACGCCTGCTCGGCTTGCATTCGGACCGCAAACTCTGTCGAGGTCTGGGTGACCATGGCAAGGGCTTCCGGGCCGGTGATGCCGTTCTTGGTCAGGGTCAGGAACGATGCGGACTTCAAGAAGTAGCTTTGCATCGTGGCATACCAAGCCTGATCGCTGGAGGAGAGCATCCGTCGGGTGATGTCTGTGAGGGCGGTGATGGCCCGTGCCGCTCCCGTCAGGCGTTTCCATGTGGAAACCTGCGGATCACGGAAAGCCTTTATCCCGTCACGGAAGTCGCGGTTCAGTCGAGTCACCTGCAAGACCTGCTGCTGCATGGCATTGGTGTATGCGTCGGAGCGAAGGGCAAACCGAAGATAATTCAAGTAGTCGGAGACCACTTTCTCGAACGATCTTGTGACAAGCTCCACGCGGGACATGTCGCGGCTGATTGTGGCGGAGCCTAGGTCGATCAACATGCGGGTAACCATCGAACCAAACGGCGCGACGGTGTTGATGGCGAGTGTCGAAAGGCCGCCGAGAGCGTTGTTGTTGTAGCTGATGGCGAGAATTTCGAGGGCGGTCTTTGGCGGACGGCGAAGCTCGAACAACTGGAACATCTCGCGCAAGGCGCGGGCGGCGTCCATGTCACGGCCCTCAGCCGTGGCACGCTGGATCATTTCATCGAGACGCACCAGCTTGCGGTTGTCCGCGTCAGAGAAAGCTGAGAAGCCCATGACTTCGGCAAGCGCCTGACTGGCCCGCAGAGACGGGTCAGCCATTCCAAGACGGATAAGCTCACGCATGCGTGCAATGTGCTTTTCGGCGAGTGTGGCAGTCTCCTGCTTGCCTGCCAAAGAAGCCTGCTTATAGCGTTCCTGCTTCTTGAGTGCGCTTTGGAGAGCCTTCTCCTTGGCTGCGACGATGTGTTTGACCAGTTGTTTGTCCACCCAAGAGGCGGCAGCATCGACCTGCGGAGGGCTGAAGCCGTTGGCCTCAAGGAACGTGCGGACAAGCTGCTGGCGGATGAGCGGATTGCGGATGGTTCCGGCAGCCCCGCTTGGGTCTGTGGTCATGTCCGCCGTATTTTCTTTGATGAAGGCGATCAAAGCCGACAGGCGTGTCGGGCTTTTGCCAAGCATTTCCCGAACCTTGCGCTCCGTATTGGCCAAGTCGAACAGGGTCTTGGCTTCGACAGTGGTGGCTCCAAATGCCGCTGCCTGCTTCTCGAAGTCATCAAAGCTGGCCGGGACGATGATCTGCTGGCGGTAAAGCGCCCGGATGTTCATCTGGCGAATTTTCATCACCGGAGTCACGTCCTTGTAGCTGCCATCCGGCTGCCTTTCGAGCACCTGACGTTTGGCGGCAGCTTGGCGAACCTTAATCAAGTTGGCGATTGCCTTCCGCATCCGTTTTTCCGCATTGGCCGTCTCACGAACGCCTGCGGTGGAGAAGATGGCAGGGAACTTGTTTTCCGAGAAGGCCCGCTCCGCCATGAGGTCGGCATCCTCTTTGGTCAGGCCGTTCTTGACGAAGAACTCGGAGACGACCGCAAACTGCCAATCCATGTCGCTGGTGTCCATGTCTTTGGCGTCTTTGAACGCCTTGATGACGGACGAGTAGTTGCCTTTGCCCGGAGAGAGCACGCGGTCGTAAATGCGAGCCATGCGCTTGGCACGCTCCTTGATCGCAGCATCGTGTGCGACTTTGGCAACTTCCTTGGCCGTAGCCTGTTTGACGCCAAGGCGAACAAGTTCTGGAGCCAACTTGGCGACAGCCTCGTCCTCGGAGAGTTTCGAGTTGGCAGGAGTGCGGATGAACTTGCTAATCGTGCGTTTGACCTCTTTGGTTTTCTCAGAGCCAAAGGACTCAGCCACAGCCGGGACGCTTTTCAGACGAGCCAAGATGCTCTGAGCCGTCTTTTCCGGCATTGCCAGATAGGCAGCCCAAGCAAGGTTGACGAGCTTGTCGGCCATCTCCTTCTCAACCCCCTTGGCCACCAGTTTGGCGGACAGGTCAGTGGAAATGGCATCACGGGTCAGGTTGCGGTCATTGTTGGCCGCGGCGATGACCATGTCCCGAATTTCGGAGAACAGGGTGGGGGACCACTTGGTTGCTTTGAACTCCTTCTTGAGGAAACGCTCGACGATGGCTTTGACGCGGCGGGCCGCAACCATGGCTTCGGACTCGTTTTCGTCCTCACTGGCATCCTCATCGACTTCCTCGTCGTTGGCTTTGCCGACCGTGTCGTCGGGCTTCGGAGGAGTCGTGGGTTTCGGCTTGGGTGTTCCACCAGTCTTGCCTCTGCCCCTTGGCGGTTGAGGTGTCGGGATTTCCCCCTCGACAGTGACTCCCGGAACTTCCAACAACTTCGACAGTTGATCGTGGAGATCGGCCAGCTTGTTGTGCGTCTCCTCTAGGAGAGTCTTGGCCTCGTCGAGGGTTTCCGGGAGATCATCAAAGCCCTCGTCGGCCAGATACTCGTCCAGAATGCTCTGGCGCGAACCCGCATTGCGGGCCTCCATCTCGTCGATGCGACGCTGAATCGCGTCCGCCCGGAGTGTCTCGCGGATGATCGTGGCAAGGACTTGCTGGGCCTTGCCGGAGAGCGCCTCGACGACACGGCGAAGAATGTCCATGCCCCCAAGCGGAGGCTTGGCGTTGTTGATCGTCTTGCCCGAAGGGCTGTCCTCGGGAAGGGCATTCTCGATGTCATTGCCCGCCTGCTCGATCTCGCTGTCGAGATCGGTGCTGTTGATTCCGAACTTCTTCCCGCCAGCTTCGGCGGCCTCTGTCATGCTCTTGGTTAGAAGATCAATCGCCGCGTTGGCCTCGCTGGAATAGCGCCCACGCATCTGAAGAGCACGGCCCGATTCCGCCAAGGTGAAGTAGTGGCCGAGGATCGTGTTGTTGTAATTGCCCTTCCAAGAGTTGAACACCGACATGTCGCCAGTCTTGGCGGCCAGTACCGTGCCGTAGCGGATCAACTCAGCTTGCAAAGCGACTCCCGGAACGCTGGCGTTCTTGCCTGCGTACTTAACGAAGGCGTCAATGAACGGAGAAGTTTTGAGAGATGGGTCGCCACTTTGGACAGCTCTTGCGGTATCTCTTAAGATCAAAGACGTAACTTCTTTGACCATAGCAGTAGTCTTATCATTCAACACTGGCATCCCATTCGCATCAAAGGTAAGCCCAAGAAACCGAACTGCCGCAGCTCTGGATTCGTCAACGCTCTTAACATAGTAGGCTTCGCCACGCTTCTTGCCAAAGACCTGTGCGTAGCCCACCTCGGCGACATTGGCAGGGGCAGTCGTAAGCAGCTCGGCCCGAGAAGTGTCCTCGTTGTTCTCGGGGTCCATGCCGGAGTCGATTGGGGACTGGCGGGACTCCGGGTTGCCAACCGCTTCCCGGACACCATCCATCGCCTTGCGGTCATTGAACACTCCGTTGAGTGCCTGCGGGTAGGCAACACGGATTGCCACGGTGCCGTCCGGCAGGGAGATCGCGAACTTGCGGTCCTGCCCAGAGAGAGCTGCCGCGCTGTCCACAGGCTCAAGAACGGCGAGTCCGCTGGCGTCGTCTGCGCGGATGCGGTCCATGAACACGTCAAAAGGAAGCCCGGTGGCTTGGTGCAAGTCGGCCAAGGAGACAAAGCCCGAGCCTTTCTCGACTGCCTGCACCAGATAGTTCAGCGTCACGGGGTCCGAACGAAGATTTTCCAGCCTTGCCGTGCCTCGGGCAACTTCTTGCCGGGCGGTGGCGGGATCTCCAGCCACCAAGGCAAGAGACTGGTGAATTGCCTCGGCCAGCACCGTGCCTTGACCAATCTCACCGGTGCCAAAAAGGCGGGCGAGAATATCAGCCACCCGGCGGAGGGCGGAGCGGATGAATTGGGAAGCGCGGCTGCGGGGGTTGTAGGAATCCGGGACCGTGTCAAGGAAGGCCACGAAAGAACGCTCATGCGCCCGATCCGGGAAGAGGGCCGCGATGAACTCATCGACGGAACTCAACTCATACTCGAACCGGCCAAAAACGCCCTGCTGCTTGGCGTAGTGGCGGATACGCTCCAACAGTTGATTGAGAGAGGCCACCAAGGCCCGCTCCGTCGCGTTGGCAGGATTCTTGATTTTGCGGGAGGTGGCATGGTGGAGGAGTTCATGCAGCACCAGACCATTGAGGCTGATGCGGCCACGTCCGGCGGCCCGCAAATTGATCGAGATCGTCGCACGATCTCCGTCGATCCACTCTCCTGCGTTACGAAGGCGTCCGTCGGAACGGACCACCAGATCAAGGCCGGACCAGTCGAGCTTCAGCATGGCTTCGATGGCCACCTTCTCCAGCCGGGTGGTCAGGCGGTCGTCACGCATTTTTTCGAGAACGGACTTCCAGTCTTGCTGTCCGTGCGTCCCGACTTCCGCAGGCAGACCGAGACGATCAAGAGCCTCCTTGTTCTTCGTCTCAAGGTAGTTGAGACGACGCTGGGAAAACTCGGGTTCGGCAGGGGCTTGGCGGATGTCCGGCGATGTCGGCTGGAAGCGTTGGGAGAGCGGGATGACGTTGCCCGCGTCGTCGCGGGTTACGGGGTCGGCGGATTTGATTTGTTCGGGGGAGAATACGGCATATTCAGTGCCCGTTTCCCAACGCACAAAAATCCCCGAGTAACCCATTTCCTGCAAAGCCCGTTTTGTCGAGGCGTCAGGAGTTTCGCCGGGAGTCACATCCGCTCCGAGAGCCTCACTTTCTATGAACTTGAGGGTTTTCGGGTCGTAAAAAGATGGAAATTGAACTCCAGCAGGGGTAGAAGCGATGAAATTTCCCTTGAGGAAAAAAGACCTGACATTTTTCCCATAGGACTCGGCCATGCGAGGCTGGGTCGTGAAGTGGAATGCCTCTCCCTTAGATACGCTCCGGTCAGACGACCTTGGTTTTTTCTCAAAAGCATCAAATTGCGCGTTCGATCCATGCTCAACAGGCCCGACATCATACCCGGCTCGCTTCGCCGCCTCATCCACCATCCTTTGCGCGGTCTGCATGTCGCCAGCTTCAACCGCCGCGAGGTATTCGGCGTCCCCGGCGACGCCAACCGCTTTGCGAAGCTGGCCGCTACCATTCTCAGGAGCGTGCTGCGACGCATTGAGGATGCGCTTGGCCCAATACAGGTAATACTGGTCGGTTCCGCGTTTGGGGCCATGGCGGCCAAGAACGAAGTTGAGGACAGCTTTGACCCAATCCATGAAGCCGCGCACGATGGGGCGGTCGATTGCTTCCACACCTTCGCGCTGAAGAACGGCGTTCAGTTTGCGGACATACACCTCCTCACGCGCTTCGAGTTCCGTTTTGATGTCACTGCGCCAGCCGATGAACTGGGAGTAGCCAAGAGCGACCAAGGCGTCGATCTCCGCATCGGAAACGTGCTGGCGCATCTCTTTGGCCAGATCGTAGCTGAGATCGAACATGCTGGGGATTGAGCGGATGCTCTCGATGCCACGGTGCAGGACTTCGTGGGTGATCGTGTCGGCAATGGCCGCAGCAGGAGAGCCATGCTCGTCAAGCTGGGTGATGTTATCGACAACGACAACCGTTCGACCGTTATCCGGGTTGAAGAACCCTTCGGAGCCGTCTTGAATGGCTTTCCGCTCTTCTTTGGTGAGATCGCCGTTCTTGAGAAGGTTGTCCGCCGTGTCGGCAATTACGATGTCCTTGACGAATGGAAGCGTCTTGGAGAGCACCGACATGGCCTCCTTGACGGAAGCCACGTCGCGGCTGGTGAGCTGGCGGATTTTCTTGGCAGGGATCGACAGCTTCAACTGGCGAACCGTGTCCTTCTTCACCACTTCGAGCGCACTGTCGGTAGGGACCGGGACAGGAGCGTCCTCGATGAGAAGCTCTCCGGTCGGGGAAATCACAAAGTCCGTGGCCGAAAGAACCCGCTGCGAAATGTCAGTGCTGACCCCCTTGACGATGGCCCCCATGTTGGCCATGCGTGCGCCAACGACACCGGACAGCCTGCGCTCAAAGGGAATCTGGTTGGTGAACAGCCAGTTGATCTTGGCCTCGCTCTTCATCCCGTAACGGGCGATGCGCTTGGAGACCTGCTCCACATCGGTTCCGCGCCAAGGAAGGGTGATGACGATCTGCGTCCTCGGATCGTTGCCGACCTTGTCGTGCAACGAAAGTCCGGTTCCGCCTCGGGCCATGGTCGCCACAAGGACGTTGGCCTCGCCTTCTTTCCAGCGACCGAGCGAGTCGTCTCCGGCAGCCCCCTGCTCGTCTCCGGTATAGAAGGCCACGTCCTCGCCGAACGCTTTTGTAAAAGTGCTCTTGGCAGAGGGGAATTTGATCGTGGTGACGCCTTCCTTGACCAAGGCTCGGAAGAACTTGATCGCGCCCTCGAACATGACGCCAGCCGCTTTACGGGCATTCTCGCTCATGTCCCCGCCAGCCTCAACGTAGGCGTCGAACTTGGCGATCTCTTCGGGCAGGTTGTAGTCCCGCTCAGCTTTGGTCTCCACGAAAATGACAACCTTGCGACCACCCGCGAGTTCCTTGCGGGCCATGTCGATGGCCGCCTTGGCCTTCGCTGCCTCAAGAATCCGCTTTTGCAAGTTCGTGACATACATCAAGGTGTTGGTGTCGAAACCCTTGGCCGTCTTGCGGACGCGGTCGATCTGGTTGTAAAGGGCGACCCAAGAGGCTTCCCCCTCAACCAGCGGGTAGTCAAAGAAGACCATGCCTTCAGGGAGGCGTGCGGCACGCTGGGTGAAGATTCCGCGCTTGCGGAGATATTCGCGGGCATCGGACTGCGCCTGCAAGGCGGCGTCTCCTTCCAACGTCCACTGGACGCCGGACGGATTCCCGGACGAGTTCAGCGTTACTCGGCCACCAAATACCGCCGCAAAGCCGTAGAAGCCCTGCTTGCCTTGGTAGAGTTCCTTCGTGTCGAAGTCTTTGAAGATGCCGGTTGGGGCAAGGAACTCCATCTGCGACAAATCCTCGTAAGGGGTCGCGGAAGACATGAGCACGAACTTCGCCTTCTTGATCCACTCCTCGGCATAGGCGGAGCGTGCGGACTGTCCTTCACGGGAATAGCGGATGTTGTGGGCTTCGTCGAAAACGAGGACATCGGAGTCCTGCGGCTTGTTCGTCGTGTTGGTGTCATCGAGGCTTGCGTACGTCATGAACGTCACGCTGTCCTTGATGTCGAAGGATTCAGTGTCCTCTTGGAACTGGGAGATCAACTTCTGGTTGTTCGTCACCAAGATGACCTTCGGTTCGCTGACGCCCTTGTCCTTGAGCCGCTGGATGATCGAACGCAACGCGGAGGCGATGACGAACGTCTTGCCTGTTCCGGGGTCGGAGGCCAGCATGAACATGCCTTCTCCACGGGCGTGTGCGCTGCTGATGAGGGCGGCATCAGTGATCTGTTCGGAGAGAACGTCGTCAGGGATTCCAACGTCCTTGCCGAGCGAGATGATCTCGCGGGAAGTTTGGTCAGTAAAAGTGGTGATGTCCGTCTGCGTCAGTTCGGACGCATCCGCCATCGTTGTCACTCCTCCTCGCCGTTCATGGATTGCTGCCCGTCGTTCGGCGGATACATAATTCCTTCGCGCTCCAACACCTCGTTCTTCGCCGCTATTGGCACTCCGTATATCCCGGCCAAGCTGAACGAAATTGCGATGCTCCGGAGCACTGAACTGTCCGGTGCTGGGGTTGAAGTAGAAGCCATTTCTGGCGAGCTGGTTTTCATAGGGGGTAGTTTTCTGTGAACCATCAATGGAGACGAGACCATTATTGTCCACTCTCGCGTTGATTCCGAGACTGGCGAGTTCTTGAATGGCCTGTTGAACCTGCTCGGCAAACGGAGCGTTTATTTCAGCAAGCTGCTCCGCAGTCAGGCTGCTCGCTTCCTGCCACTTTGCGTACTGGGGCAGATTCCGGACAATGTTGCGAACTTCCTCAAGGCGGGCGCGATTGGAAATACCTTTGGTCAGCTCCTCATTGAACAAGGAGTTGAACAGATAGAGGGGGTCAGACTCGACGAGCTGGTTAATCGACTTGCGTCGGTTCTGGCCAAAGCCAAGAGGAGCATCGAGGGCCTTGCTTGCTGGCGGGTCAAAGCGGGACAGGATGGACTCCACTTCTGACGGTTCCGGGAGAGACTCGATTTGCGGATAGAATACGCGGAGAGTATCCCAAGCAGTGGCAAGCATCCCACGAATCTGTTGCCAAATTTGAGGGACCAACTCCTTCATGGTAGCTGCAAAATCGTCAAAGCGGACCACGCCTTCCTTCACGGCAGCCCGCCCGATGCGAGTCAAAATCTGGATTGCGATGTCAGGACTTCCGCCCGTCGTCGTCCTTTTGGCCATCTCGGCAAGCATGGCGGCAATGTCATCCTTGGCCGCTTGTCGGATACTGGCAATCTTGCTTGCCGTTTCCTGCTTACGCTTCTGCCGTGGAGTCGGGGCTTCCTCGACCTTGGCGGCTGGAGGGGCCTCGGCCATCGTTACGGGAGCTTCTTCGGCCTTGGCAGTCGGAGCTTCTGTTGCCCTTTTCTTTTTGGGGGTTGCCGCTTTTTCCGCCTTGGCGGCTGGGACTTCCTCAACCTTGGCGGCTGGGGCTGGCAAACGAGCCGCCATTTCCAGCTCAGTGGTCTTGTTCAAAATCTGATCGAGTTCCTCCTGATCCGTGACATCTCTTGCCTTGTCCCATTCTGCAATGGCTTCCGGCGAAGTCAGATTGCGTCGGGTCTTGGCCCAATCACTTTCAACTTCCGGCTGCGCGGCAGGTTCCAAGTCCAACTTCTGTTGGGCACGTTCAGCCTCCCCTGCCCTAGTAGCTGCTGCAAGTTCGGCCAAAGGATCGGCTGCCTGCGGACGCTTGGTTTCGCCTCGAACTGCTGGGCGACGAGATTCGGGGACGGCGAGAAGTTCCCCGTCCGCCGGAGCGAACTCGTCCGGGGCGGCCTCGTTGCTTCTGTCTGGGGCTTTGTCTGCACGGAAAGGAGTGTTTGGGTCGAGCTGCTGTGTCCCAAACTTCGGACCCGTGAGAATCAGGAACTCCGGATCTCCGTCCTTGTTTTGGGCGAAGGACACCGTCATTGGGTCTCCAGCAATCGTCACCGTGTTGCCGAAATTGAGTCCTGCCGGGTCCACCTCGACGGGACCGTCTTCCAAGGCTTTCTCGAACTGTGCCCGCAGTTTTTCCTCCTCAAGCACATTGGCCTGCTCTTTGGCCACCTGCTTCCCTAGGACAGAGGAGGATTTGGCGATCTCTCCAACCATCCGCCACATCGTCGAGACAGTGCCGTCGCCAAAACCCGCCTCGGCAAGTGCCGCTGCCACGGTGTTTGGCGTGTTCCCCATGGAACGTGAGTAGATTGCGTTAAGTGCGGGCGGGAGTTGGGGCGCGTCGTCCCACTCCGACTTGTTGTTCTCCCACAGAGTTCCCCCAAGCGACTTGGCTTTGCTCTTGCTCATCAACTTCCCAAACCGCAGAATCGCCGCGATCATGGGGTGCTTGAGGAATTGAACTGCCTGAGCCTCTTTTGAAACCTTCTTTCCTTTCGGAGTGGTTCCGGCAGCGGGAGTTGGGGCGGTTACGTCCGTTTCTTGGCCTTGCCCGCTGACGACAGGGCGATTGCCACCGCCTGTTTCTGCGGTCGGCCCTCCTTCATCAGTTTGGACACGTTCTTGCTGATCGTCTTCTGGGAGCTTCCTTTGTAGAGGGGCATTTGTGGTTGTGGGTTGTGGTGTTTGTGTTTCGGCTGCCTGTTTGGTTTGGGAAGGGGCCGCCACTGGAGACGGCAAAGGAACGATAGGGATCAGGATACCCGAATGGATGCCTCCTTGAACAGGCTTCCTATTAGCCAAGTCAAAAGTGTACCCAATCTTCTCAAGCTGGGCTTTTTTAGCCAAAACTTGAGGCATTCGAGGAGGGTGGATGTCCGTGCCTTCATCGTTCGCAAACGCAATATAAACAGGCTCTGTCACGCCAAACCTTGGACCATTTTTGTTAGTCCATTCCGTAGCATCCTTTAGCGTATCTTTGGCGGATTGAATATCCCTCTCCTCCGCTGTTTTAGCGGCAGGAGCAGCAGTTTCAGCAACTGGGGGCTTCCGCAGTCCTGATTGAATCAAATTCGCTGCCGCTTGAGGGGTAAGCTGATTGATGTCGGCTTTCGTGTACCCAAGATCTGCAAGCTGTTGCTTCATGTCCCGCGTCACCATCATCGGGAGACTGGCCCCAGAAGTAGGAGGGGCTTCTTCAACAGGCGGCTTCGCGGAGCGAGTTTGGATCTCCTGAGTTAACGTCTGGATGTCGTTGTCAATCTGGGCGTTGCCTTGATCGCCAAAGTCCAAAGTGTTGCGGGCGTTCTGGCGGATGTTCAGTTGCTCTTGAAGTTCCTCCACCGTGGAGGCTGGTGTGATGACTGGGGCCGGAGGAGGCGGGACATTTGCCTTGGGGGCAGCGTTCGCCGCCGCGTCGTTTGCGGCATTCGCCACAAGTGTGGCTGCCGCTTTTGTTGCGCTGTCCACCTCGGAGGCTCCTTGGGCAGCCAAGTCTTGGCCAAGCTGGGCAAGGGCGGCGGAGGTGGCCGGATTCTGACCCGTGGCGTTCACCGCATTCGCGGCGTTGAACGCGAGATTGACTGCCTCATCGGCATCTTGAGCAACCTTACCGACCAAGGCAGTAGTAAGGTTCGTGGCCTCCTCGACAGCCGTATCCGCTGTTTCCGCCGCGCTCGGCTTGCCAATACGCAGATTGAAAATATCGGCGGCTTCTTGGATGTCGCCTTTCTCGTAGAGCTTCCTCGCCTCGCCAATGGTTTTGAGGCGCGAGTAGGCGTCTGCCGATTTGTTGTAGGCCCGCTCTTTGGCCGCCTTTGCCAGATTCGCTTCCGCCTCCCGTTGAGATACCACAAGGCCTATCGCAAACTCCTCCGGGCTGACCGTCTTCGGCTCCGCCTTCTTGCCGCTGACCAAAGACACCCCGGCCTTGATCGTGGCCGCCGCCCCCGGCATGAAGAGCGCTCCGTAGATGGCCGCAGGACCGACCTCCTTTGCGGCTTCGAGGACGCCGGAAACCCCTGCCCGCGGATTGGGCACGGAAGATGGGTCTTTGCCTTGCAGCACGGCCTCCATCTTGGCGTTCTCCCATGCCTGTCCGCCAGCTTCCGTGGCTGTTTCACCGGCGACTTCCAAGGCAACGTCTCCCGCCAGAAGGCCAGCTTTGCCAAGAGCTGTCTTGGCAATTTTGGTGAGCGCTCCCTTGCCGAGGCCAAGAAGTGCTCCCGTGACGCCAAGCCCGATGGCATTGGTGACGGCCTCCGGCCCTGCTTCCCACAGGCCCGTGTTCTCGGCCAAGGGCAGCAGTTTGTCGTAGAGGGTGTCAGTCTCCTCCTTGGTCAGCGGGCGACCGGCGTTCTTCTCGGCCAAAGTGTAGGCATTGCGAAGGAACTCGCTCCCGGCCATCCGGTAAGCCGCGGCCCCAGAAGTAAGGGCTCCGCCGATGAACCCGCCGATCTGCTGCCCCAAAGCAGCCCCGCCACCAACTGCCGCTGGGGCGGCAACAGTCCCCGCGCCGGTGGCGGTCGCTCCGAGGCCGCCCAGCCATCCACCGATAGTTCCGCCAACCACCCGGCCCGGAATGTTCCCAGCCAGAGCCGAAGCTGCCGCAGTGGTCGAAAACCCTGTGCTTGGGACGAACTGTCGGGCAGCGGTCCCAAAAGTAGTGGCCTCTCCCGAGGCTTCCAGTTCCTCCTGCTTTTTGCGGATCTCCTCGTCGAAAGTTTCCTTCTCTGCCATCGCCTGCTTGTACTCAGGCGACCACTCATAAGGACGGGCAAAACCCTCCTTGAGCTGGTAGTAGGCGGCCTTTGTGCTGGTCGGGATGCCGCGAAGCACGTCCCAAGTGGACGACACGGCCTCCGTGGGGCTGATGAAAGACATCTCCTTGGCCGGGGGCGGGGCTGAATACTGCTCGTTTCGCGCCGTGACGAATGCGTCAAGAGTCTGTGTGTCTTCCGGCGACAACGGCTGCTGGGAGGCGAAGTCGGTCCTCCATTTCAGCAAAGACGTGGATTTCTGTTCTGGAGAGAGGCCAGAGAACCACGGCTGGTTCTCGATCTCCTCCCATTGCGGAAGTGAAGTCGGCATCTGGTAAGGTTTGCCATCCTAACCAGAAATCAAGCTCGGGGATGCGCTATTGCTTGGCCGCTTTGGCTTTCCCCATCGCCTCGACCTCGGCCCGGAGTTTTTCCATGTAGGCGGCGTGATCGGAGGCCACTTTGGGGTCTCTCGGAGCCGTCAACTTGGGAGCATCCAGCAAGATGCCGCGGATTATCGACTCGGAGATAGTTTCGTCCTTCCCGAGTTCCGCAGTCATGTCGTCAACCAGTTGGGTTCGAGCGTCGGCGGCTTCCTTCGAAGTGTCTTCTTTCGGGAGCGCATTCCATTGTTCCGCCAGTTTGACCAGCTTGCGTTTCCGCTCAAGGCTGGCAACTTTGCCAAGCGGCCCCTCAAAGGACTCGTTGAACTCCCGGAGCTTGCTGGTCACCTTGGCCGGGATCGGAACTTCTCGCGAATCCACGACTTCGCTTCGCAGGTGCTCGGGAAGCTGGGATAGTTGCGTCCGGGCGTTGGTTAGATCCACGAACCGCTTGTCCAGCATGGGGCCAAGCTCTCGGGCCATGTCTGGGTATTGCTGGACGAATTGATCCAGATCGTCCTCGTTTGCCGTTCGCAAGAACTGGAAAGAGGCGTCCAGAGTTGCTTCTCTAGCCGCCTTCTGTTGCTTCTCCTGCATGGACGCCATCTGGTTGCGCTGTCGATCCGACAGCGAGAGGAGGTGCTGGACCGGCGACGAGGCAAACGTGGACGGACCAAACTGCATTGCCACTTGCCGAACTTTGCTGTCGTACTCGGGATCAAGCGGACTGATCTGGCTCAGCGCCGAGGCCGCCTGTGTCTGGAGCGCGGCTTCCTCACGGGCCTTCTGCATCCGCTCAAGCTGGTCGATGAACTTCTGCGAAGAGCTGAGCATGGCCAACGGATACTCCTCCTGCGGAGCCGCCAAGGACGGTGGCGGAGGCGCGTAAAGCGCCTGCGTCAGAGATTCGAGCTGTTGAGGAGCGAGATCAGAAATAGCCATAGGAGATTAAAAGGCAGAGGAATCGCCAGCGTATCCACCTGACGATCGAGAAGGCGGAAGTGACCGACGAATCTCGTCAACTACTTGAGGGTTCTGTCTCATGATCTCTAAAACCCCCGCGTAATCCGTATTGAATAGGCTACTAAGCAATGAGTAGTCGTTTTCTCCGGGGAAGAAATCCATCCAGTCTGATCGAAACTTGTTTGGCGTTCCTCGCTGGATAATTTTTTTCATGGCCTCTATCTGCTCAGGAGAAAATTTGCCCCCTGCCGTAGCGTCCATTGCTGGCGAAGCTTCAGGTATCGCGCGACGCTCGACCATACCACGCTGACCTCGACGTTTGGCCTCTGCTAACCTAGCCATCCATTCGCTTTCTTGTGCTGAACTGGTAGATTCAGTAGTTGGAGCCGGAGCAGGCTGACTTGCAAAAGAGGGTCCCATGGCTTTTTGAAGCCGCTTCAGAAAATCCGGCTCCTCTTTTGAAGAGACTGGCTGCATCGACCGATTAAGCGACTCTATGAATCCGGCCTGAGTATATGGAGTCTGTTGCGGCTTTCCTGCAACTGGGCCAAGACTTCCAGAAGCGAAGTCGGTTGCTTCTTGTGGGATGGGCGGACGAGCAGGAGCCTGCGGGAAAATGGACTGGCGCAGAGCTTCCCCAAGACGCTCGCGGTCGGCAAACGTGGATTCGCCACGATTGATCGCAGCTCGGGCCTGCTCTACGGTTTCTCCGGCATAGGGAACCACAGATGAAAGTGGTCTGTTCGTGCCAATGATCTTTCCTTGGGCATCGGTCAAAACTGTGTAGCCGTCAGGCAGGGTAGAGCTGGTGACTCCCCCCGGAAGTTCCCGAGTAGTTGGACGTTGAGAGCCAAGCAGTTGTGGGTTCTTCTTGACCCATTCTTCTTCGGCTGGGCTAAGGAAACCACTTTCTGCTGTTCGTTCTCCTGTCAGCCATTGACGTTCACGGGCCTCCCTCACGGCAGACTTTCCAGCCTGCTGAGCTAACTGACGACGCGCCTCGGCATTGATAGCTGCGGCCGCCGCATTGCGGGCTGCCGGTGAATTGAGGTCCGTGATTTGATTGTTACCGCCCGTGGCAATAGCAAAGTTCATCAGGTCTTGGAAAGTGGCCATGGGGCTAGAAAGTTGGGGGTTGAATTCCCTGAGTCGGAGCGGTAAAACTAAAACCAAAAGGGTCTAACCCAAGGGCTTTAGGCTTCTTCCGCTCTGGGTACTGCGGCATCATTCCCTCCGGCGGAGCAATGCTAGATTGGATCGTCGGAGGCGGCAAAGGCGGAGTTGGGATGGTCGGCTGCATCGGAACACCCGGAACAGTTGCCTGCGGAGGAGGAGGAGGAGGAGTTTCTTGGTCCTCGGTATTCGCGGCCCGCGTCGGGGGAGGGGTGCCTGCCTTCTTGAACTTCTCAAATGCCCTCAAAAGTGCCCCGAGGCCCTGCTTATCGGCTTCCAACTTAAATTGACCGGCTTCATTGCCAATCTGCTGACCCCTAAGAGCTTCTGCCCCTCTCGCCATCTCGTTGGTAAACTGCGCGGCGGCGACTTGCCCCGGACGTGCGGTGCCTCGGGAAATCATCCCAGCAAGCCTTGCGGGGTCCATTGTGCTACGGCCTGCCGGAGTCCCAGTCGGATTGGCGTTGGAGTCCGCCCCGATAGGGAGACGTTGGCGGCGCTCAAAGTCAGATTCGCCCCAAGTTTCCCGTCTGCCGGGATCATAAACGGGGATTGGACGATTGCGAGGGGATGGAGTTGCCATGGTACTAGGTTAGCGGGTCGTTGGGATTGCACGGAGGCCAGCCGCGGCAAGAGAGCCGTTGAATACATGACGGGCCATTCCTCGGGTCTCCTTCAACTGCTGATTGAGGAGGGAGTAACACCTCCCCCAATAAGCGTCGGCAGAAGCCGGATCATTGGCGTCCTCATAAACTAGGGCCAAAATCCCCATCTTCAAGGCCCCAATGCTGGATGGCACGACAGGCTCGTCGTCCTGCGTCAGCGGCAGGTATTTCAGCTTGCAAAGCCCCGTGACAGTCTTGTCGGTGTTCGCCAACCGGTAACGACGATACTGCGGGCGAGTCTCCGCCGGTGCAAACTCCGCCAACAGCGTCTCCGTCGCCCCATTGACGACGAACAGTTGCAGAGTGCCAACGGTGACCGGTTTGATGATTGTCGTGACCCGGTAGAACGAGTTGGTGGTGTCCACCGGGGAACTGTCGAGAGTGACCGTCTCCCCAAGGGTACCTTCGGTGTACACCTCTTTCCCGAACTGGTCGAGATGCCCAAACACGCGCACTTGCAGTCCTTCTGCCTCGGGTGCCGTTGTCTTCCAGCGCAGAATCCCCGCTTCGGTTGGGTCGATGACTGTCGCGAAGTTGTCTCCAAGGTCGATGGCGCTCCCAATGTCTGGCAAAGGCGACGGGATGGCTCCCGGACCAGACACCAGATACTCATACCAACGCGACTGGATTCCCTGCACGGTGTTGTTCACATGCAAGCCAAGCAGGGATTCGGCATCGCGAGGAAGCGAGAAGTAATCCCGGTCGCCCATGTTGAAGTTCACTTTGAACGTCGTGCCCTTCCATTTGCCCGAGTTGATAACGCGTTCGCGAACCTGATTCAGGTACGCAAGGAATTTGGGCGAGTTCTCGTCCTCCGGTGTGACGTAGGTGAACAAGTTGGCTCGGGCATCGGAGACTGTCAGATTTGAAGTCATGAGGGAAGATACTGCCCATTGCCGCAAGCTCAAGGGCCAGCGTCGGCTGCCTGCCCAAACTAGTCTTCGCCAACAAGAGGCGCGTTGACCACGTCCCCGGAGACTGGCTGGATGGTGGAACTCGCATAGACCGAAGTCTGGGGGCTGTCATACGCATTCGCAGCAAGCTTCGCCCCCTCAAGCAGGCTGAACTGGAACAGGCTCCACGACCCGGCGCAATGAGAAGTCCAATATGTCCACTCCGTGCGGTCGATGTCTGTCTCGTCCGTTTTATACAGGCCGGTAAAGCTCAGATACCGGAGCGGGGTGACCTCTTCGTCCTTGGGATCTCCCTCGTCTTTGACGAAAAGCGGAGTGTAAAAAGTGTGCTCTCCCGGCCATTCAAGGTTGGCCGGGAGGTACGGATACCCGACTTGGATAGGAGGACCTCCACAGGAGTTCTCGACGGGAGCAGGCACTTCGGTCGGGATCTCGTCAAAGAGACGGATGTCAGTTGAAATAACCTTGCAAGACTTTGGGTAAGCGCGGGGAGTGGCAAACGGGCCTTCAGTAAGGCAGCGGACATCGGCGGAGACTTTCTTCTTCGTCTCAATGAAGGCAAAGACCTTCCGATACGGGAGGGTAAGGACAGGGGCCGGAGAGTTGTAGCAAGGGACGCCGTCTGCCTTCACGGTAGGGTCGCCGGGGAAAAACTGCACTTTATCCGCCACCCGTTTCCAATATCGGAACCTCTTCACGACTCGCTCGACAGCCTCCTCTTCGGCCACTTGCTCGGCACTGCCCACAACGGAATACGGGTAGCCCGGAACGACCAAGGTACCCGGGTTGCCGGGAGCAAACCGGAATTGAGCCAGCGCTTCCTCGACCATGCTTCGAGCTTGGTCCAAAAGTTGATCTGCGGCGGATTCACTCATGGGGCGGGAGGGGGTGGGGGGAGGAATGTGTATTCAATTTCCACGGGAAAGGCCTCGGGAGCCGGGACGTAGTGCGGGCCGTCCAGATCGCCCATTGGGTCCTCGAAATTTTTTACCCGGTCGTTACCTCCGAAAGCAACGGTCGCTCCGTCACGGGTGTAAACGCCAAGAAGAATGCTGGAATACGCGGTGCCTTCCTTTGGATAGTCCGACTCTTCAGCGAATGAGCCGAGGTAGTCGATGCTGACCTTGCTCTCCCACGGAGTGTACGGAGGCGGGTCTCCAAGGGGGACCTGAACCACTTCCGCCCCGACAAGCACTCCCGCACGAGCAATGTAAGGCGAGCCGTCGGATACCGCCCACGACTCAGTCACGTCATACCGGCCCACCAAATAAACTGCGCCCCCCAAAGGTAGTTTCGGGAGGGTTGGGCGGTTGCGACCAAAGACAGACCGGGTTCCGATCACAGGCTCGATCCATCCAGTAGGCGACCCCGGCACCCACGGTGTCCGGGTGGGCACGACGAAAGGAACCACTTCCACTCGGTCAGCCACCAAGATTTGCCCCGCCCTGAGGGCGGTGATCTTTCGAGTCTTGGTGCTGGGGACTTTCGTCGGGTCCACGGAGATCAGCGACCCGGCGATTTCCACCCCGTTGCCGGGTTGCACCGCCGCAAGAGCCAGCGCCGACTCCCGTGCGATGACTTCGGACGTGAACTCCATGATTCGCTGCTGGGCTTCGGGACTCATGTGGGGGTGAAGAGGGAACTGCCGTTTGCGGAAAGTGTCGCCGCCTCCGGGACAAGCCGGACCTGAGCGAAGGCAAAGACGACCATGGTTTCGATCAGGTGCCGCAGAGCGGCTTCCTGTGCTTCCTCGCCCTGTTCACCGGAGAGGAGGTCGTTAACTGACGGTGATGGTGACATACTCAACTTCACTCCAGCCTGCGGCGTTATATGCCGTCAATTCAAGCACCCAGCCGCCCGCATCTGTGGAAACGCCAGTCGCGTCTCCAAAGATTTCGCCGGTGGTAGCAGTGAACGTGAGGCCAAAGGACTCAATGTAGTCCTGAGTGGCCAGCGCCGGACGGGAGTAGGTAGAAAGCATCCAGATAGTCGGAGAGTTGGATGCCGTAGGAGTGATGCTGATGCCCGTCTCCCCATACCCGTGGTCGAAAGTCAGCCCGTAAGTAATGACCGGGCGGGCCGTGTAATCAATGGTGATGGTGTTCGAGCCAGACCCTGCTGCGTTGGTTGCCGTGACCGTGACCGCGGTGGACGCGCTGGCGTCGCCGATGATCGTCCCTGAAATCACGCCCGTCCCAGCATTGATGGACAGGCCGAGCGGGAGTCCCGACGCCTCAAAAAGAGTGGGGGAGTTCGACGCCACCACGGAATAATAGACGTAGTCGTCTTGGTTGACTTCAACAGTTGCCGCTGTGACCTGTGGAGGAGCCACAAAGGACAGGGTCAAGGTGGCTGCGGTGGAAGTGCCCGCCGCGTTGCCCGCCGTCACTGACACCGGGTAGCTCGTGTTGGTGGACGGGGAGGTGACGGTGCCCGAAATCTCTCCGGTGCCTGAGTCAATGCTGAGTCCTGTCGGAAGACCAGATGCGGCATAAGTCATCGGGCTGTTGTCCGCGTACACTTGGTAGGAGAACGCAATGTCTTTGAGGACGGCCGCCGCCAGCGTTGTTGTCCTCACCGTGAGAGTGTCGTTGGTGCAGATGTGCGGCTTGGCGGTGTAGCTCAGAACGAGCGTGGCCGTGCCGGTGCCGATCGGGTTTACTGCCGACAACTCAATGTCAAGCTCGCCCCCGTCCTCACCGGTCGGGGTTCCTGAAATTGCCCCCGTGTCGCTGTCCACAACACGCCCGCTCGGCAGCCCGACAGCGCCAAACGACTCTGCCGGACCTGCGGCGGTGATTGTGTACCCGGCAAATAGCGACCCCTGAGCCGCGGAGGCGGTCAGGGCGGAAGTCACGACAGGGACCCCGTAGTCGGTGGTGATCGAAGCAATGTTTGACGTGACGTACGTGCCGGGAGACACCCCCACCACAACCTTGAAGTCGTAGGCCGTCAACGGCGAAAGCCCAGTGGCTGTATAGGCACTTCCCGGCGGGATGTCGTCAATCAGCTCCCACCCGGAAGGTCCTTCGGAAGAGAGCTTCCGGTAAACTCCGACATATCCGGGTGCCGCAGTCGCCCACTGCAACTCCGCCGTCGTAGCCCCGACACTGAGCACCGAAAGAAGCACCGTATCCCCTAACGCCTTAGTGTGCGGGTTGAAGATCTTGCGTTTCCGAGTCAGATACCCGCCCATGAACGGGCGCGTAATTTGATCCACAAGGATGAAATCTGGCCAGTCCGTGTGGTTGGTTCGACGCACCCATTGCTCGTAATAGTAGTACTTGTAATCTGGGTGATTGGTCCCGGAAGTCTCGTACAAGCGAAACCCTATGTGAAGGGTGGGTTCCACGTCGAAGTCGTAGAGTTTTCCCTTGTAATCAATAGCCTCAGGCACAGGCACCTCATTGAGGGCGGCGATGGCTGCGGGAGGGTCTTTTGTCCACGTCTCTATGACCTCGGAGACACATGGGCCGCTATACCGGTGCCGGAGCATGTTGGGGATGACGATCTGCTCATACCCTCCGGCACGAAGCGGGATGCTGACAATGGTGTACGGCTGCGCAGCACTCAGCACGGCAGGCCACGCGTACTGGACAATCTCGGGGTAGGACCTTTCAGTCCCGTCCCCGTTACCCGCAAGACCTGCCGCTTGTTTGATGGTCCTCAAAGACCACAACGAGTTGATCGGGGCGATCTCCTTGATGGTTCCTGTGTCGCCGTCGAATTCCCCAGCAGTTCCCGCCGGGACTTTCTCTTTCGTCACCGTCCTGAGTTCCCCGGTCTCAGAGTCGAACTCCTGTCCGGAGATGATCGCGGTCAGGTCTTCCCAAACCACCTGCACAGCCACGAAAAGGTTGTCCAACTTCGAGATGTCGGTGCGCGATTGGGAGGTGGCAACAAGCTCGTATTTGTCGGTGTCGAGGAAATCGGGGGGCGCGTAGCTGGCCTCCCCGCCCACAAACTCTTCCCGAGGGATCAAGAAGGTCTGGCGAACTGTCGGTCGCTCTGCGGAGGTGTCCACCTCCCAGTTGTAAAGATGCTGCGAACTCCGGGCGGCTACATATACCCACCGTTGGAGGCCCTTGTCTCCCGCCTCCGCCCAGCAAAACTTGTGGTCCGGCCACTTGGCCGAGTTTGGGTGCGCGGTTCCGTAGTCCGGATAAGTGGCGTTGACCGCTACTTTGGTATCAACGGTCTCGTAAACCAGCAGATCCCCAATGATCGGCGTCACCGGCATCTTTTGGACCGGAGTCGGTATCGGGTTGGCGTGGGGCAGAGGCAGCATACCCTGCTATTGTAAGCGGATACCCAGCCTCAAGCAAGTCTCGTTGAGGGCTGCCCGGAGCTTCTCTAGGTCCCCGTCGTTGGACAGCGAAGCGTCCAGAACCAACGGACTGACGCCGCGCTCAGATTCGTGGGCCATCTGGTCCAGCCCCTCCCGTCGAATTTCGAGGACGACGCCGCCAATCCGGTGGACCAACTCGGCCTCATTGTCGAAACGCACATCGTCGCAGACGACGTGCTCACCATTCTTGATTGCCGAGATCATCTGCCTCTTGGCAGCGCGAAGCCAAATGTCTTCTCCGACGAGCTTTCGGCCCCACTCCGTCCCGAGGCTCTGGTAGCATTCGCGAACTGATTTGCCGCAGAGTTCGGGAGGGCGGGCATTTTTGTCCGTTTCTCCCGTGAGAACTGCCATCATGCGCTTGAGCGGCGAGGCAAAGCTGATTTTTTGCCAGCCAAGATCGACCAAAAAATTTGCGGCGGTGGTCTTGCCCGCTTGGGCCAGCCCAGTGAATGCGATAACCATGCGATCCCCTAAGGCGTGGCCGTGGGCATGTCAACAATTCTGCTGCGCGGTCATATCGTAAAACGAATACGGCTGCGAATCTTGGAGAGATGACGCGTTTTACGCAGGACAGCACCGCCTTCACGGCTACCCGCACCATCCGTGTTGCCTTCGATGCAGCGCACGTTTCCATTCTTGTCTGGCGCGGAAATAGCGATGCCGATGTGGCTAAAGGTGAAGATCACAATATCACCGGCTTGAATGTCATTCTTGTGCGGTTTGCGCGTATTGGTCGATCCGTCTTGAGCCAGAGACCAATTCTCAAAGTCCCATGCTCCAGCCGTTCGTGGTCGCTTGAATGTCTTGGTTTCCTTGACGCCAGAAAGGGTCATGGCCTCACGAACACACCAGCATACGAACGCAGCGCACCAAGGCCATCCAACCTTCGGATTGAGCCATGTAGCGGCCTTGTATTCGTCCACGCGGGGGCCACAATTTGATCCATTTACTTCAGTGACGCCGACTTCTTTGGCAGCAACTTGAAGGAGTGCTTCGGATAGTTTCATTTCTCAGGAGGGTTTGGCTTCACAAGGTAAAGGACACCAAAAATCAGCAGTGCCACCGCTGCAAAGAGCAGGCCAGCAACCATGGCAGGAGGGTAGGTGGCGAGTGTCATGGGTTTAAAATGCAATAGATGAGTCCGCCAAGAATGAGTAACCACACCAGAAACATCTCTGGATGTCTTTTGTGAAATTCCCAATCTTCCTTGAGGTATTGAAAGTATTCTTCTCGACTCATGGCTTCACTCGGTAGATTCTGGTGTTTTTGCCAGTCTTTTCGCAAAAGGATTTGGCCCACAGTTTGTCAAAATCGCGGAACACTCCTTTGGCGCACGCTTTGCAGAAATACTTATTCTTCGGCTTTTGCATCAAGCGCGATTTGCGCGATGCGCTCAGCCGCTTTGTGGGCAGCGACAATACATTCGAGGATTGTGACATCTGACTCGGACGAGTAGCGCCACATGACCGCGAGGATTTCATTTCGGACTTTTTCGATGAGGTCTTCATTCATGGATTAAGGGCTTCAATCACTCGCTTCATATACAGGTCGGCAGAATACCACCGCTCGTCAATTTGGGCCTTGTAGATCCCCTGTTTCGTCTGGATCGTCGTTCCCGCCGGGATTTCCAAGGTGTCCGGCGAGTAGAGCTGCATGGAGTCGGCGACGGTAGGTGAGTCCGATACGCAGGCGGTCAGCAGCAGCGCGGTCAGAAGGAGTGCCTTTCTTTTCATGGTCGATGATTTGCTCGGTCAGTTTCTCGCATTCCCCCGTCACGCGCCATTGAAGCCACAAAGGAAAAGCCTTCGCTGCTTGGGCAAAGGCTTCGAGTGCGGCTGTGATGGCGGCGATGAAGGTCACTCCGGCTTCTTGTCAGTGACGTTGAGGCCAACGTGCTTGAGGAGACCGACGATCTTTTCGAGGATCGAGTCGTCTTTCGGGGTTGGCGTGAGCTTCACGATGATGCGGGCGGCTCCCATAACAAGGCCGATTGCAGAGCCGATTTCAACCCAGTGGGAGATGAGGTAGTTCACGATGTTCATAGATGAGGGGGATCGAGTAGGTTACTTCTTGGTGCCTCCGGCGGCGACATGGGTCAACTTGCCTTTGATTTCGGAAATGTCTCGCGTGTTTTCGTCAATTTTAGCATCGTGGCTGTCTAGTCGTCGGCTGTGGTTGTCCAGCACCGTCTCCAGCTTGCCTTTGATCTCGCCCACGCTCATTACCTGAACGGCCACCGTAATCGTGGCAGTTGCGATACCGAGGGTAGTTAGAAGACGTGTCTGTGTGCGGTCACTCATTGCGTGTGAAGTAGTTCAGATTTTCGTTGGGCAGTAATGATCTCAAGCTCGACCAGTCTTTCCAGCCCGGCCACCACTCTCGCGTCATCCGCGTGAACCATGGAGAGCCATGTGGTAAGCTCAAGCCGGAGCGCGGCAATAGTCGGGTCCGTCGAAAGGGCAATCGCTCCCTTTTCCTGCAAGGTAAAATCGCCCATGAACTCTTGGACGTTAGACCACCGCTTCGCCGCCATGGTTGGCCTCCAAGTTAATCCTTGAGCAATGGCGTCAGACTCAAGCATGGTTCCCGGTTCCAACTCCTCCTCGTCTTTGGCGAGTGAAACATTGACGATGTAGCCATCTTCGATGTGAGCGATGCGTTTCATTAGGTGTAAGTGATGATGAGAGCGTAGCCTTGCGAGCCGTTTCCGCCTGCGCCAGAGTTTCCAACGTCATCAGTGGATGCGCCACCTCCACCGCCGCCAGCACCATGTCCTCCGCCTGCACCACCCGCTCCGGCATTAGTCGTGGTGGACCCACCCCCGCCCCCGCCGCCGGTGCCGGAGCCTCGGCCAATGTTACCAGCGCCTCCGGCGGTGCTCGTGGCACCTGCCGTGCCACCTGCCGTCTCGCCCACGGTGTTCCAAGGGCCGATGCCGCCAGCCGCACCGCCTATTGAGGCGGAACCCCCCGAGGTGATGCCCCCGCCAGCTGCGCCGGCTGTCGGCACCCACACAGACTGCACCCCTGTGGAACCGCCCACGCCTCCCGTGACGGAGGCCGCCGCGCCTGCCTGCGGTGTCATTGTCGCCAATCCGATGGTGGTCGTGCCCGACGCTGCTCCGGCAGCACCGGTGGCGGCTGTCCCTCCACCGCCCCCGCCCCCGCCTTTGGCGGTCGTGGAGGCAAACGTGGTGTTCCCGCCGTTGCTGCCCGCATTGCCGGAGGTGCTGTTCGCTGTGACGGCCGCCCCACCCGTGCCGCCGCCGCCGATAATGACGCTGGCGGTCGAGCTGAGTTCTGTCGTCAGCATCCAAAATTCGACCACCGATCCAGCAGCCCCGCCGCCGCCACCGCAGCGCACAGTCCCAGCGGTACCTTTGCGTCCGCTGCCGCCGCCGCCGCCGCCGCCCACGAGGCGGACAAAGACACGCTTGGGCGTGCTGGGGCTTGGGTTTGTCCACGTAGCGTTAGCGGTGTAGAGCCTGTTATCGGTTGTAGCACTGCCTCCGCCACTTGCGGCGGCCCATTTGACGCCGGAGGCTTCAGCACTGTCCACCGTGAGCACGTGGCCGTTGGTGCCACCTACAGGCAGTCGCACGTTGCCGGTGCCGTTGCTCACAATGAGATCGCCCTTCGTGGTGGTGGGGGCGAGAGCGTCAAACGCCGCCGTCTGGCTGGTTTGTCCGGTGCCTCCACTGTCAATAGGCAGGGTGAGGGCCAAATTGGCAGCAGTGATATTTGTGAGCTGACTACCATCGAACGCGGCGAGTTGCGTCACGGAATCCGATCCCGGTGTGGTGACAATCGCGGCCACCTCCATCGAGATTGTGCTGGCTGGATCGGCAGCAGCTCCGACGGTGATATTGGTCACTGTGATAAAGCCATACGCGCTGCCCGAGGATGTGAAGCGTGCCGATTGGCTGGCGAGGGCGGCCAGAAACGCAGTCTCGACCGCGCTGGCAGGATCACCGTCGTTTACGGCGACCTCTTGCAAGCGGCCCGGCGACGGCGCGGCAGGTGCTGATCCAGATCCATTGACTGTGAACCAAAAACGGCAAACCTCGACGGCGTCGTCAATATCGACATACTCACCAGCCCATGAGGTCTGAGCAAATCCATAGATTTGCACCGTCACAACTTGCGCGACGCCTGCCACCACTTGTTCTACTCCCAACGCGACACGGGCAGCGGCTGCGTTTGCAAGGTCAGACAGATTGTTTGCAGCCGCGAGTTGGAGCGCGTTCGTCACGTTGCCGAGGCCGATGTCACTCTTCCCGAGCACGACGGTGCCAGTCTGGCCGTTGACGCTCAAAACAGGCGCAGCCGGGTAGTCAATGGTGGCCCATTTGACCCCAGTAGCCTCGGAACTGTCCACCGTTAGCACATGACCATTGGTTGCGCCGACCGCGAGACGCACATTGTCGGTGCCGTTGGATACGATGAGATCGCCTTTAGTTGTCGTGGGGGCAAGGGCGTCAAAAGCTGCCGTCTGGCTGGTCTGACCGGTGCCGCCATTGGCGATGGAGGTTACGGTTCCGGTGCCACCAGCCGAAGACCAAGACAGCGTGCCGCTGCCATCGCTCGTGAGCACGCCCGCGGCATCGGTGGGCACGTCCCACAAATTAAAAATTGAGAGTGAGCCGTCCGCGTTAGGAGAGGCAGCCAAAAAGTCATTGGTCTGTGGAACCGTAATATCATACGATCCAGCCACACCAGCGGGTGCATGCAACGCAAACAAGCCCGAACTATCGCTCACTTGAATTTGCACCGCGCCCGTGGCCGTGAGGTTGCCCAAGCCGTTGTAACTCGCCAGCTTGGTATCGTCCGCCAAACCGTTGCCTCCCGCGGAGATGGGCAGATATGAAAGCGTCCCGCTTCCGTCGTTGGTGAGAGCGCCTTGCCCATTTGCAAGATTGCTGAACGTCGTGAGAATCGTAGCAAGTGGCTGGTAAAGCGTGTCAAAGTAGGACTTTGCAGTCGCCTTCAGGTTGGCCCATGTGAGCTTTTTGAGACTGAAAGATGCGGAGGAGTCAATCAATGGAAGTCCGTCAGCATCAACCGGAGTGGTTTTGCTTGTCGCAGCGTTTGTGGACGAGGCAATCAGGGAAGAAAATGTGCCACCATCCTTGATGAGATTGCCCGTGGTTCCATCGAAAAGAGCCACGTCGTTGTTGGTTGCAGATGCAGGCCCAAACACATCGCCCAAAATCGGCGTGGTGCGGATGAAAAGCGTCCCATTACTGGCGTGAGCATGAACAACCGCTGCCACCTGAACCAAGGAATCAGGGGCCGATGGCGTGACGTTTGTGAGCGATCCGGCGGTGGTTCCTGCGTAGATGATGTCGCCGTCTGCCCAAGTTTCGCCGTAATTGGCACCGTTGGTCTGGATGCCACGCAACTTGCCGAACGCGATGACAAATCCTTCGCTGCCGTCCGTCAGGGATTCAGCGGCCAGACCCATGAACAGGGTGGATGGGCTGGTTCCGTTCCACGGTTGAATGAGCAGCTTGCCGCTGTTGCCAGTCGTTCCGGCGAACATGACAGGCACACCCTTGGCAATCGTACTGCCGGTTGAGTTCTTGGCGTGGTAAACGACGTGCTCGCCGACGTGGAGGGCGAATCCGTTGAGCTGGATGTCGAGTGTTTCCTCATCGGCATTCCACATCATCTGTCCCTGAGTCGTGAGACTGCCGGATGGCGTGGTGTCCATCGTGATGCTGTTCACGGCGGCAAGATCACCCGTGTCAGACTCGGTGATTTGACCGTTTTGAACCAGGGTTCCGGTGGTGCCGTCGAAGCGAACTAAAGCGTTGTCCGTAGAAGAAGCGGGGCCAACCACGTCTCCGCTGCCAGATGCCGTGGAGTTGATCGTAATCGAGTCCGTGGATGGATCGGTAGTGATCGTGATATTCGAGCCAGCAACAAACGTCAGCGTGTCGTTCGTGGAGTCTGCCACGACAGCGTCCTGCCCCGAGACGGCAACCGTGCCAAAAAGGTTCTGGTCGCCCGTGTTGGTGCCAGCCAAGTTCAGCGTGGTCTTCATTGTGGGCGCATCCACGCCCAACTGAATCGTGCCAGAGGTTGTGATGGGTGAACCAGAGTCAACCTGAATGCCGTCTGTGCCTGAGATTGCCACACTCGTCACGGTGCCGGGGTTAACCGTCCCATTGGCGGCCGCGGTGATGCGGCCCTTGGAGTCCACCGTGATGTCGGCGTTCGTGTAGGAACCCGGCGTGACTGCGGTATTCGCCAATGTGGCAGCAGCCGACCCCGGACCAGAGGCGGTCATGTCGCCTGTCAGTGCCGTGATGTAGTTGCCAGCGTCTTGCTTGGCGTCAAAATTCTGCCAGTCGGTCGATGAAAGAGCGCCTGTGGTGGAAGATGAAGAAAGACCAAGGCTCAACGCCTGACCAGCCAGCGATAGGCCATTTGCGGTGTCAATCGTGACATCTCCGCTATTCGTGCCAGAAAGCGTGCCACTCGTGCCATCGGCAATCGTGATGCTGCTGTTTCGGATGATCTTTCCGCTAGTGCCATCAAACCTAACAATCTGGTTGTCGAGGGATGTGCTGGACGAGGTGACATCACCAGTTCCGCTCACCGGAACTGCCACGTCCACAAGAATCTCCCCCTCGGGAGTGATGGTGACGGTCGGAGCATTGTCCCCGGTGACAGTGATGGAAGGAGTACTCATGGAGTGATGGAGGTATGGTCCGCAAGGACCTGTCCGGTCCCGGCGAGGAGCGTCTGCACATACGCTGGGTCGCCGTCATCGGCGGTCTCAATCTGCCAGTAGTATTTGCCAACCGCCAACGGGTACCTCCCCGGGTTCACCGAAAACACCCAGTTCACGGCGTCAATGATGGAGATGCCGCCGTTGTCCTGCGTAAGCTCAAGGACAGGGACAAGGATTCTGGGATCCAGCTTGAAGGCCATCTTGACCTTCGACAAGTTGCCGGGGGCCAGCCTGTTACTCACTGTGATCGACGGCAACCCCTCCCAAGTATCCCCTTTGACAAAGGATACAAGGCTGTCGAGGGCTTCGGAGGAGGCTGGCTGCATGAATAGTCAGAGTTTAGAGTGCGCGGGGCCTAACGGAACTTCGGCCCGACAAACCAAGTCACCAGCGAGTAGCGGAGGCCCAGTTTCACAGGAGTCACACGATGACGGCTGAACGACGGGAAGAAAAAAGGTGGGCGTCCTTCGGTAAGGAACGCCCACCCTGTTGGGGTTGTCACCCTGCGTGGGCCGCTAGTTTACGGAGCGGTAGGGCAGGGGGTCGTGCCGAGCGAGCCGGGGCAACGAAGCACCATGACTTCGTAGCCATACTCGGGGATGTTCGGCTGGTAGGCCGCACGCAGGCGTGCGCTCCAGTACCCGGTGTCCTTGTACTTGTTGCAGGTCTTGTCGTACTCGTTGATCCACTCGACTTGACCGGCGTAGTTCCAAGCCTTGACGCTGGCACCGCTGCCCATGTCGGAGAGGGGCTTCTGCATGAGGCGTTTGCACACCTTCGGATGGTAGAAGATGACCTTCTCGTAAAGGGCGGAGTCGTAGTCGGGGTTGACGATGGCGATGCCCGATCCGTTGAGGATGTAGAAGGGCACCTCGGTATAGGTGTCCGTCTCCGCATCGTAGTCGTAGCGAGGGGCCTTGTCGTCAATGAGGTGGAACAGGCCGCCATAGACCCGCTTCACGCCGAAAGGCTTGAGCAGTTCTTTCGGATCGGCATAGCGGTAGTCCTGACGAATGTCCGCGTTGCCTTTGATGAGCTGGCGCTGCTGTTCCGAGGACATCACAACCACGAACACCGGCTGACCGTCCACCATGGCGTAGGAGCCTTCTTCGCCCGCACCGTCGTGGATGAGCTTCCAGCGGATCGTGTCGAGCACGTCCTGATGGATGGAGCTGTCGGCCTGAACCCCAGCGAAGTCGCCGCCCGAACCTGCGGTGAGCGAGCCACCGTTGAAGACGTAGCGGTTTGCGTCCGGGATGATGGCGCAGTATTCGCTGCGGTCGCGGATTTCCCAAACGTCAATGACGTTCTTCTCGAAGTTGTTTTTGATCTCGGCGACCTGCTGCTTGAACTTCACGGCAGCGCGAGCGTCCGAGATGCAGAGCGGGTCAGAGTCGAGCACAAACTCGGAGAGCTGGGCGGACTGGGTGGTGGCACGCGAGCTGAGGGTGGCTGCGATGGGAGCGCAGGCCGTAGAGGTGGCCCCAGAGGTAGATCCCGAAACGGGGTTCCAGCCAGCCCCCTCGCCCACAACGGGGATGGTGCGCTGATAGACCACACGGGAGATGGTGAAGCCGACTTCGTCAGGGAAGAAGTCCTTTTCGAGGACGGCGTTCCATGGAGAAGTGGCACGACCGCGACGGGCGATGTCGCCGGTGATGCGGTTGGACTCTTTGACGAGATAGGAATTGACGATTTCGCAAGACATTGCAGGAGGGGGGTAAGGGGTCGGGATGGGCGTCTCGTTAGTGGACGCGCAAGAATGCCTGTGGAGCTAAGCTCAGGCGGAAGAACTCCGTGGGAATGCCAATCAGTAAGGGAATGGCTACCTCACGAAAAGCCTATGCCCCTCCTTAGAACTGTCAAGACAGAATTTCGTCGAGGCCGTCCATGAAGGATTTGCTGTCCTTGGTCGTTCTCGCCACCGATCCGCTTCCAACCGACGGGTTTACCGCCCCTCGTTTGACGAGGGACTTCTTGAGCGCGTCCAACTCCTTGGCCTGCGCTTCGAGACGCGAAGCCAAATTCGGCAAAAGGACCGCAGCATACCGCGCATAGGCTTGGGCCTCCAAAGGGGCTTCAGCCAGATCCGCGTCCTTCACTTCCGAAACCAGCCGGGATACTTCGCCATCCCCGTCTTTGAGGAATGGCAGCTTGGACTGGAGGCCTTCCCAAACGCTGTCGGCCACCTTGAGGGCTTCTTCCCGTCGCTTCTCCCGCTGTGCGGCCTCTTCTTTGGAGCGTGCCTCGTCCAAGTATTTCTTGGACTCCTGTGCCTGTTTTTTGACTTGGATCGAGCGATCGTAGAGCGTTTTGGCCTCATCGACCACGCGCTTGAACTCGTATTTATCGAAGTCGTTCATCCCTCCAACGATCTCGGAAAGAAGCTGGTTACGATCGAGGACATTGGGCGTCGTCGCGGCTTTTGCGATGTCTCGCACGTCGATCTGGTACTTCTCGGCAAACGACTGAATGAGTTCCTCCGCCCGCTGAAGGGGTTCCGCGATGTTGGTGCGGTATTCACGGCTCTGCTCCACATCGAGCAAAGCCATCTTCTTGTCGTAGTCGGCCAACTGGGTTTTGGACATGTCCAGCTCTGCGCGAAGCGCCTCGATGTCTGCCGTGTTTGCGGCAGAGGGCGGGCTTGCCCGCAGCTTGGCGATCTCCGCCTTCAGGTCATCCCGCTCTTTCTCGGCAGCGGCCTTGCGCTTCTTCAGCTCCTTCCAGCCAATCTTGTTGGCTTTGTCTCGGATTGGTGGAGCGTCCTCGAAGTCTGGGTCGTTGTCCGTGTCGATGTCCTCGGACTCGGTCTCGTTTCCGGACTCCTCGGTTCCGGTCTCCTCGCTGCCGGACTCCTCCTCCGTTTGGGTCTCGACCTCCCCAGTTGGTGTGTCAGCAGGCTCTGTTTGACCGGCAGCGTCAAACAGTCCGGCCATAAAGCCTGAATCCCCGGAGGAGTCGTCGGCTTGTTCGTAAGAGGGGGCGTGGGGGTCGATTTCGGTTTCCATAACTTATGCGTTGAGTTCTGCGGGCTTGCTCCATTCTTGGAGCGGTTTTTTGGCTGGGGCGGTGTTTGGACGGGACAGCCTGACGAACGCTTCGAGCGCTTTCTGGAACCCTGCTTGCTCCGCGTGAATCAGCGAAATGCGAACCGGGTCTGTTCCGTAGTTGGTAGCCGGGACGTTCGCCGCCTGCAAAACCTGCAAAGCGGAAGAAATCAACGGTTCCTCCCGGAGAAGCCGGGCCAACCCTTGATGCTGTTCATCAGATAGATACCAGTCTTGATGTGTCATGAAACTTCGGGGGTCGGCAGTTTGGCGTCGTCCTCAATGGCCTCTCGGACCATGCGGCCCACGTCGAGAATGCCTTGCTTGAGGGTCTTGTATTTGACGACAGTGGCAAGCCCAAGCCCGCCACCCATGTGACGGTACACATGGATGCTTTTGTCGTTGGGGAAAACCTTGTAGGAGAAGACGTATTCGTCGCAGATCATCGGGAAAATCTATCGCGGGCAATTTTTGCCGCCGCCTCGGCGTCTTTGAGCATCATTTCCTGCTGGGCGGACTCAGCGCGAATCCGCATCTCCTGCTGGTGTTTTTCCTCTGCAATACGCAGACGTGTGCTCGCTTCGACAAGCTGGCGTTGAAGTGTGTCCGGCAGCGCGTTCGGGTTGGCGGCATTGCCATTTTCGGGCTGGTCCGGGGCCTGCGCTTGGTCCTGCATGATCTTCTGCATGTGCTTGGTGGCATTGTAGAGGATGCCGTCCAACTCTTGCAGGCGCTTCTTGATCTGCGGATAATCCGGCTCGCTGACGAGGTATTGCGCGTGCTCGCTGTTGTGCTGGTGGAGCGACGCAAGAGCAGGCATGATCTGCTCCACTCGGGCCGTTCCCTCGTCCAAGGCTTTGACGATTGCCTCTTCCTCCGGCAGATGGATGTCAAAATGGACGCGGTGGAGGGTGTTTGGGCGCACCGGAACTTGGTTGCCTGACTTGAGGGCAATGTTTTCCAAGTAGGCCACCTCGGCCTCCATTGGCGGACGGAGGTTGTCGGGGGCCGGAGTGTACCGGTCGGCGGCCTCCACCCCGCCCAAAGTGCGGGTAAGATCGCGCAACACCTGCTGGCGGCCTTGAGGATCGAAGTTGGCCGACAGATTGTACAGCCGCTCCATGAGCGCCGACCTCGCTGCCGAAGAGCCTCCGCCAACTGCACGCACGGCCTCCACCCGACCGACATCGACCATCAGGATGGCCTCGATAGGGACGCCGCGCATCATGCAGCGGTTGCGGAACTCTGCCACTTCCCGACCGCCGGGGTCTTCCGGAAAGTAGTCCTCCCGAACTGCCCGACGAACCGTTTCCCGTAGCAGCCGCTCCCAAGGGATGTAGAACAAATTGAGCTGGGCAAGGCTGATGTTTGCCACTGATTCGAGCTGGGCCTGCGTCTCGAACTTGGTGCGCTGACGCGCCGAGTTGAAGATCGCCTCGGTCGTGTAGGTGCCTGCCTGCTGCTGGAGAACCACGGACAGGTCGTTCAGTCCCGGAATCAAGGACTGGCTGAAATTCGGCTGGTCCTTCTGGATGATCTTGATGTTCGGCGGCTTGATTACGAACGGGCCGAAGTGGACAAGGCTCATGTCCTGCATGGCGTCCTCGTTGTCCGGCTCGATCATCAGCATGGAGCTGGTCATCAGGCTGTCGTAGAAGCGACCGCGCAGACGGTTGAGCGCCTGAACGGTGGAGAATATCTTGCTCGCCATCCCACGGATGCTGTGAAAATACCCGTTGGTCCCAATACCAAAGACAAAGGTGTTGAACGCCTCGCTGCTGTTGCGGTAGCGGCTCCGGTTCTCGTAGAGGAAGCCAGTTCCAATGTCCGCGTCCTTCTCGGGGAAAACATATTGTGAGATGCTTCCGTCAAGCTCCTTGGCCCACATGAACACCAGTTTGATCTCCGCGGCAGAGGCCGTCGAGGCGGCGAGGTCGTTATTCTTGAACTCGCGGGCCACGTCCTCCCAAGAATTTGACGGGTAGGTGGTGTTGCTGTGCTGCATTGCGGAGAGCAGCGCCTTCTTCACCGCAGGCACATTCCAGTGATTCTCTTGGGCGAAGTCCTCATCTTCGATCTTCTGGAAAAGTTCGTGGGGAGGCATGCCCCGGACAATGCAGCAAAGTTCGATCTCCTCGTCCGAAGCGCGGGTGTTCCTCGGGATCAGGAAGTCCCCAAGCGGAGCCACCTGCCAGCGCCAGTCGATTTCGTCCTCGCGGAAGGCCAGCCCGACGCCGTGAACAAGGAACTGCTGGACCAAGAACAAGTAGCGCGGGTAGAACTCCGGCCAGTTGCGAACCATGCGAGTGAACTCCTCCGCCATGATGCCCTCCCATTCTGGACGGGCCTGAGGGTCTCCGTAATTGGTCGGCATCGTGTTGAGCACGTCAACAGATGTCACCAAGTCCAGATAAGGGCTTGCGGCCATCGAGACAAACTGCTCGCCCTGCCCCCAGTTGACGTTGCAGATCTCTCCAAGCCCGTTCAGGTCAAGCTGCCTCTGGTCGTAGGGTCTCTCCCCGTCGATCATGGCCTGAACCTGTGCCCGGTCGCGGCTGGATTCCTCGTCCGCCTTCCGCATCCTTTTGTAGCTGGCATGGGCCGCCTGCGCGTCTTTGATGCGGGTAGTCAGCAGTTTTCCACCTTCCTGAACAGGAAGGAGCAAGTCTTGAGAGGTAGTTGCGGCGTTCATTGCGTTACGGGAACCTTTCGGGGCCGACCGCGGCCTCGTTTGGGGTTTTCAAGCGTAACCGCTTTATTGGAATCGTCCACCGGCAGCATTGGGGCTTCGGCGTCAGCTTCCGGCAAAAGCTCAAGGGAGACAGGCTGCCAATCCGGGGAGATTCGGGTCACCACAACTTCGTTCGGGGAGGCGCAGACGTAGCTGGCGTTCCAGTTGGCGTTGCCGATGTAGTCGGTCGTGGCCGAGTGTTTGACCATCTCATGCCGACGAAACACCTCATGATGGCTCCCGTGGTTTCGAGCGGACTGCCGCTCCAGACTGGTCAGGTTGGGCGGGTAAACCGCGGCTTCCAAGATGTAGGGGTCTCCAATGTCCATCCGGTCCACCCCGGAAGCGTCACGGAAACGACGGGTGAGGTTGACTTGGAATCCAAGATAGCGCTTTCCAGAGGCCCGATATTCGCGGTCCAGAACATCCGCCCAGTTTGACACGACGGGCCGTGTGTCCACGGACAGGTAGAACCAATGGCTGCCCACCATGTGCTGGGCAATGGTGTCGAAAGTTTCGTTGAGCGACTTGGGCGGCTCCCGGTAAAGGGTGGAGAGCACCGTCAAGAACCTTACGTCCCGGATGCCGTCAAAAAATCGCTGGGCGTCAGCGAGCGCCGTTGGCGTCGTGAAAACCGTAATTCTGTGCCGGGAGTCGAGCGGCCCAAATTGCTTGAGAACTGCTGCGAGTTTACGGGCGCTTGGCAGCGCTTTGGGGAGAACAGGAATGGCAATGTCCATTTCCAGACATCTTGCGGGGAATAAAAATGACTGCAACCATTAAATAGCCCGCATTCGCGCAAATTTTTGGCAAAATAGCCGGAATTTCGAGGTCCGGCTGGGGGACCCGCTTTCCGTTTCCCGAGTCCGTGCCTTGCTCGACATGCCCAACTTGGTCCGGCAAAGATCCAAGCAAAGCATCGCGGCGTCTCCCCGGTCGGGGGATTTCCCAATTCTGCCCCGCATTTCCTTTTTGCTCTCCACGACCACTTTGCCGCGCTGCTTGGTTTCGTACTTCCGGGCACAGAGTTCTTTGGCCAAGGCCGGATAAAGCCCTCGAAGCTGCCCTGACTGGAGATATTCGCGCCCGGAAAACCAAAGCTCGGACACCCGGTTGAGATACCGCTCCTTGGACGGCGTGGAATCGGTTCCGCTCGCTGGCAGAGCGGACGCCAGTCCGCCAAAATTCACCTCCAAAAAATCCCCGCCCCACTCAGACCGGACCACGTCGCAGAAAGGTTTCCCAGCCCCGGTTCCGTCGATGGCCAGATTTCTGAGCAGGACTTTGCGTTTTTCGCACTCGGCCCGCAACTGACGGACAATCTGGTGGGTTCGTGGTTCGTCCTTGATGTCGCGGTCTTCTTGGAGTTCCAAGCATTCCCCCCATTCCAAAACCTTCTTCCCGTCGGTGTCTTCTCCGAATTTCCCAAATTGAAGGAGAGAGTCATCGCCGCCGTTGGTGAAAGCCGGGTCAAATCCGGCGACCGGAGTCGGCGGGGATTTCCAAATTGCCGGGGCGTCTCCGCGGTATTTGATGATGTCGGCCTCGCTGTAGATCCCCTCGTCGGTTCCGGCCTCATGGAACCACCCTTTGACGAACCGGGCATACCGCTGGGTGGTCTCGCCAAGCATGTTCTTGAAGTCCTGCAATTTGCGGGCTGTCATCATCCAAGGGTATTTGTCCTCCCCAAGCAGGATGTTGGGGGATTTCTCGCCGTCGAACCGGATGCACTTTCCGAGAACGGTTTCCCACTCTTCGGAGGTGGACTGGACAGACCCCCATCCGTCCTTGGGCGTGGCAAAAATGCCAAAAGGGTCGTAGTGGCTGTTGGGGTTGCCGATCCCCAGCATGCTGAAGTCCGGGTTGGAATACAGGTTGGCCTCGGCTGCCCGAAGGAGCTTGTCGGAGAGTTCCGGCAACTCGTCGCAGATCAAGATCACGCGGGTGCCTTTGTATCCGATCAGCTTGCCCATTGCCTCGTTGGACTTGGACTTCTCCCCGGCGATCAGGACAAGCCCTTGGCGGTCGGATTTGAAGTTGCCTTGCCGGTAGCGAATCATGCCCGAAGCGGAGACCAATTCCCCCGGCAGGACGTTTTCCCCGCCAAGCACGGTGGCAGCGGCTTGCCAATACTCCTCGACTGACCCCCAAATACGTTGCCGAGAGTCTTTGAGGGATGTGGAAGTAACCAAGACTTTTGTTCCGCTGGGTGCGGCGAGGAAGTTCACGATTCCCCAAATGGCTCCAAACTCACTCTTGCCGGATGAGGAGCATCCTGCAATCGCTAGGAATTTATGCTGGCAGGCGTTATCCAGCATCCGTTCCGCCCAAGGATGAAAGACGAATTTCTTGGTCGAAGCCTTGGAGTTCCAGATGGCATTGACGATGTTTTTGAAGTGGAAGGCTTTGCCGGGGGAGGTTTTTGGCGGATTGAGGAACGCTTCCAGCTCCAGAGTCAGGTCGTGCATGGGCCTTCCGCCGACCGGACGCCACCAAACACCATACTTTTCGCGATAGCCTTGGGCGATGAGATCGGATTTTTTCATGGGCGTTTCTTAAAACGATTGTTAAATAATACCTTTTCTGGGAAAAAATTTTCAGACCCCAACGTAGAAAACAGGCTGGGCCGAAACTGGAGGCCGGGGTGGACGGGTGGTGGTCTGCGCTGGCGCACCGATCACGCAAGGGGCGAGGGGTGCCAGACGCTAGGGGGGCAGGAGGTCGAGCGGGGCGGGCTGGATAGGGTAGGAGGCGGGCTGTTTTGTCCCCAGATCGTCCGAAAACTCAATGAAAGCCGGGGACTGACTAGAGGAAAGCTCCGGAAAGTGCAAGGAAACGAGCGGCGTGGTCGCTTTGTCGAGGCCAGCGGCACGCTCGGCGATGCGTGCGGCCCGCTCGATGTCTTCCCACCTTTCAAGCTGGCGAGGGGTGGCGGAACGTAGGGCGGTGCTGGCGAGGTCGTAGAGGGTGCCGCGCAGTCTCTCGCCTTTGGCTTCCCACGACTCCGCCACGACTGCGGCGGCGGGTGTTGTGACGATCTGAGGACGCGAGGCACGAACACGGGCGGGCGTTGGCCATTTTTCGCGGCTGGCTCTTTTGCGAGCGGCCTCGTAGCCAAGGCCGTACTTTGCGGCGGCCTCCTTTAGGCTCAGCCCGAGGGCGACAGCCTCACGGCAGGCGGCGATTGTTTCGGCAGGGATGGATGGCATCGGGAAAAAATAGAACCGCCGCTCCTGTTTTGCAAGAGCGGCGGAGGGGGTCACAATCGGGGCGGGGCTATTTGCTGCCGTACTTGCGTTGCCAGAAGTCACGGCACTCGTCGCATACTCCACCGCCGCGCGGGCCGGGCGAATAGAGCGAGCCGCAAGCGGGGCATGTTGTCGCGTCCCATGCGGTCCGTACGTCCTCCTGCTCCCAGTCCCAAGCAAGGCGCGAGACGCCAGCGGGGCGGCCTCGCTTGCCTTCGCGCTTGCTGGCGATGCTGGAGGACACCGGAGCAGGGCGCGGTGGCAAAGCCCAGCGGCGGGTACCGAGTTGCTGACAGATTGCGAGCATCAAAGTGGCGCAGTTGTCGAGCTGGTCGAGGTCCACAAACTCCCGGCTTGTGTGTGGGTTGTGGTAGCCTGCTGACAAATTGGCCGCACATACTCCGGCCCCCCGGTCGATGAGGGCTTCGATGTCCGTCATCATGCCGCAGGCGGGTGCGTAATGGTGCAGCTTTAGCAGCGGCTTCACGGCTTTTCTGAACTCGTCGCTTTGCAGGTCGAGCGAGCCGATACGGTGGACGAAGTCGGAGCTGCCTCGGCGGTCCGCTTGGAGGATCAGCGAAGCGTCCGCGACGTGCCGCAAGTCGATTGCTCGCGAGCCTTCACAGCCCACCTCCTCATCCACGACGAAAAGCAGGCGGAAGGCTGGCAGATGCTCGGCCACGGCGATTGCCGCGACAATGCCGCATTTATCGTCGCCCCCCACGCCAATTTGATGCGTATGCTTTGCGTCCATAGCGAAGAGCCTGCGGCCTAGCCTTTGCAGCACTAAATGGCCCGTGATGTCATGCACCGTATCGAGATGCGCGACGAGCACGGGCCGTACCTCCGCGTCGCCGTGTGATACAATGACGTTGCCAGCTTCGTCCCGCTCAACGTCCCAGCCCCTCGCGTCGGCGAGTTGTGCGACGTTTTCCGCTTGAGCCTCGCAGTCGTATGATTCTGCCTCAACGCCAAACACGGATTCGATAAGTTGTGTGTCTATGTTCATGGTTTTGAAGTGGTTCGGGGTTATGCGCGGGAAACGTAATTTTCGTGAAGGTACACCGTCCCGTGGCGGCCTCCGAGGCTCACTTCGTAAGCGTCCTCGCGAAGGATATACTCGTCGCGGTAGTGGCACATGACTATCCGCTCATCATCGCAGTGGTAATAATCGCCACCGACGCGGTACGCGTCGTCCTCGCTGATCCAATTGCCGTCGATGTCTTGCACCTGACCGTGGTGCCCCTCGTCACGTCCGCCGCTGGTCAATGCGTACTCGAAGTCCCAATCTCCGTCATCACGTGTCCGCAGCACGTCGCCGTGCTGCCACCTGAAAGAATCGAGATAAGGGAAAAACCGGCACGTCTCAACGCTCCGTGCAAGCTCAACGGAAAGTGAGCCTGAGAAGATGGAGCCGTCGGCGCGTATCCACGCGCTGCTCCCGTTGGTGTCTTTCTCTTTCTTACTCCATCCTTGCTCGACGATATACGCCCGACATGCTTCATAAATGGCCGGAGTTGCGTACAGCCTGTCCACGACGGTACCCAGCTCTTGCGTCTCCCACACGACAGCACGAGCAACGTACAGCCCCCGCCGCACTCCGACGAGCAACCGCGCCCCGGCTCGTTCGTAAAACGAGCCAACCGACTCCCCCCACATGCAAGAGTTGACGCCAGAGGGATCTTGGTACTTGTCGTCCTCGCCCCAATTTCGCGCATCGTACGCGTGGTCGATCTCGCTCGCCGTCGTGAGCGACTTCCACTCAATTTTCTCGCCCTGCTCGATGCCGCCGAAAGCCTCGGCGAAGGCGGCGTACTCGTCGTCTTTGAACGCCTCGGGATGCCGGAGAATTTGCCGCGCCCACTTCGCGGGCTTGATTTCCACGCGGCCAGCCCGTGCCCATTTTCCTTCTGGCGTGATTTCCTGCGTACGATTGCTCGGGCAATAGGAAATCAAGCCCTCACGTTCTCGGCAAGCAAAGTAGTTGCCAAAGGGGCTTTCGGCATGCCCCACGCGGCTATCGAGAGCGGCGATGAGCGCGGCGGCCACGCGTGCGGCCTTGGCGTTTTCGCCGCCCTCGATTTTGAGCAGCCATTGTTCGAGCGTCCGAGACGCCCTGAGGCGCGACGGGAAGCGGGCTTTGCGCTCCCCAATACTCAGCCGCACGGCGGCTGGCTTGGTTGCGTTGCGCACATTGCGCAAATAAGATATCCCCCACCAGTGCCGGGGCTCTTGTGACCATTCTCGGACGTAGTCAGGAGAGATCCAAAGGCTGCCCATTCGGGCAAGCTGGCGGTGCATGTGGCGGGTTTGACGTGTCGTTGTCGTGTCCATGTGTTTTCGTTTTGGTTTGGTCTGTGTTTGGTTGCGCCGTCTGGCGCGGGGTCTCTCCTTTGGAGGAGCGGGGGAGTATTGCAAGCACTTTTTTTCATCCTGGCACATCAGGCCAGCAAGCCCCCCGGCCACCTGTCACCCCTCGCGCACGCGCACGCACGCACGCACGCACGCACGCACGCACGCACGCACGCACGCACGCACGCACGCACGCACGCACGCACGCACGC